AAGTGTGGTACTGGACGTTCAATCAATGGTGTGGAGACTTATAAGACTGTGTATCGTACCTACTATAGTGGTCGTCTTTATATCTTTGAAAAAGATAAGGTATACCCAGTAGATGATATTCTAGGTAAGTATTTGAAAAACCTAAAATACACAGACAAAGATGGAAACATTCGCAACCAATTTGAGGAAGTTCCAGATAACATGGAGAGTACATACACCAATACGGACAATGAGATGACCCTATAAGGAGGTTATCATGGCTCTCCCTTGGAATAATAAGGAAATCCTTGTGTTAAGGCAAGGTACTGCTACTCCAACTTATGATGAGAATAGTAGGCAAGTAATGAAGTGTTTGTGGGAAGAAGTGGAGCACATTAAGTGTGTAGACCACATGCCAACGTCAAGAGGAGCTGAAAGTGATGCTACAACAACGCATGGCTTAGAGACTTCAAGACAGCTAGAAACATTTTATTTTTCATTACATAACCAATCCCATGATTGTGATTTTGATATTAAACATGGGTATTATATATTGCAGAGAATTTCTACAAGGTGCAACAGATTTAGTTGCCCAGAAGATGCTGGTTATCTCTTTTGGAAAGTGGTAGCTAGTAGAACGTATGAGATTCTTCCTGGTTGCTGGGATGTGAAATTAACTGGTGAGAGATTAGCTGGACGTGAAAGTGAACAGCTACTCTTAGAGTGTAAGCCTTATGTAAAACAACTACAGGGGGTGATTACTCGTGACCACGATTGATATTCATGACTGGAAAGGGATAGAGTTTGCAAAAGAGTTTGTAGACTTTACTGTGACAGGTATGCTAGAAGCCAAGGCTATAGGCTCTGTGAAGACAGGTCGTATGGTTCGCTCAATCAAGATGAAGAAGATTGGTGATGGCTTCTCTGTGTATGCTGATAGAAATGATTATCCTCCAACTAAGAGAGGAAAAGAACGGTACTATGTAAATACCTATATGTTTAAGGGTTACAAGTACAACCCAGCTTTCCCTTTTATCTTTACAGCTTTTGATACTGTAGGTGATAGTGAGAACCTTGTGGACTCAACTAGTGGATTCTATGGTATATATAAAGCTCAAAGACCATCAGGGAGAAGAGGTTCAGGAACAGCTCATTACACTTCCAAGGACACAGCTCCAGGAAGAAATTATCTGTATGCACAGGGAAGTAAGGGCACAGTTAAGATACCAGGGAGATTAGCTAAATGATTAGTGCTGTGTATATCAACATTAAAAAATGGCTACAAATGTATGGTGCTGATGTGCTTGACTACTTCATTCAACCAGACCATATAGATGAGCTAGACCCAAGAAAACGTTATAATAACTTTGACTTACAATTTAACCAACATGTAGGAACATCTGAGCATTTCCAGCTAAATCAAGGTGTGGAGTTCCCATTCCTAGCCATTGATATTACTTGCGATAATAGTGCAAAGTGTTTCTCTAAGGTATATGTAAACTTCTCTGTGTACTACTCTCCAGTTACACCTCCTACTGGTAAGGTTTGTATTGAAAACACTCCAGAAGGTAAACTAGAGTATAGAGAAGAGGTGCATTGCCAACTTAAGAATATGTTGGTTCACCAAGTTAAAACACCGAGAGGTATTCAGAGAAAGACATTCGCTCAAGATGTAGCATCATTAGATGGTTGGTACTTACCAATCCGTGTGCAAGTTCAAGACATTGGTTGTCCAGAGGACTTCTCTAATGAGCTAGTAGATGAGGTAGAAATGTTCTCATTCCCTGCAACGCTCTCAATATTCACATGTTTATAAGGAGAAAGAAATGGCTGTAGAACAACCATTAAACCTTGATGAGTTTTTTATGTCTCGTAATGAGATTGCTAACCGTCATGGTGGGAAATTAGAGCTTCAAGCTATTGCTCGTGTGAGAGAACACATGGTAGATGAAAGCTCAAAAAAGCAAGTTCAGGAAACAGTTAAGCCTGTAGTTAGGGAAGAAACTGCTCCTGTAAAACCAAATGTAACTCAAGACAAAAAGGAGAAATAGATGTCTAACTGTTTTGTAGATATGTCACACCCTATGTACGGTTACAACACACAGGATAAAGATGCAAAAATTATTGTATCTATCACAGAAGAGATTCGTCCTTGTGTACGTTGGAAAACAAGCAAACAAATTCAGATTCCAGCAGGAACTCTTGTGAGCTATGTCCGTAAAGATGTGCCAGAAGACCAAATCAACTGTAACCCTATTAAGTGTTTGAACACAGGTACTTTGTATGTAAACCCTGCTGATAAGAAGGCTTCTGCTAAGTTCCAAGTTCGTTCTGATGCTGATGACTTTGCATTAGGGTTCAACATGGTATACTTGAAATTGCCAAAAGCTGGTAAGTATGAGTTCAAAGCTATTGTATCTGACTTTAAAGATGTAGCTCAAACAAACTCTTATGTGTACACTTACACATTCAATACATCAGCTCCAGGTTATGTTCTTCGTACTGTGGACTTTGCAGATTCAAGAGTAATGACTCAGACAGGTACAGGTTGGAAACCAACTGACCACGGTGTTGTTGTAACTTATGAGGTAACTTATAAGGGAGATGATGCTCTTACAGGTCATATTGGATTCTCTTCACCAGCTATTGTAAATGACCGTTCTGAGCTTCGTAAGTTCTCTAATGTATTGCTTTCATGTTTGACTTCATTCACACACAACGTCTCTGTGCCTGCCACTGATGCTCGTTGCTTTGGTCGTCAATATGATAAAGCTCAAGTTGAGATTACAAAAGAAATTACAGCAACTACTACTTCATGTAATGACTACTGGTTGAATCCACTTCAATCTATGTCTAAGAAAATGACCAGTGGTGTTCCTGTTACAGATAGCTTCACTGTGGAAGAAATCACTGTTGATGGTAAACGTTATGGCTCATTATTGATTCCTGACCTTTACTATGAAGATTGTAACACAATCACAGTTTCATCAGACCGCTGTGCTTGTACTTACTTGTCTAGTATGCCAATGTCTCCAGGTATCGAACTTGAAGATGATGAGTTTATTGCTATGACACAACAATATCATGGATATGACCGTGGTACTGTGCTTGTAAACCCAATGTACATTGGTGAGAAATTGTTGGTTACTTACAATGGTGAACGTGACGTAGAGTTGATTGTTGCTAATGACAAACGACTTCGTAACACTCACTTTAGAGTTATCCAAGAAGTTGAAAACACTCGTGGAATTAAAGAATACTATGTATTCAACAATGTCCTTATTACTGAAAACTCTCGTGAGTTTGGTACGGAAGGTGAAATTACCTTGTCACTTACATTCACTGTGTCTCGTGATGAAAATGGTAACTTCTATGAAATCCGTAGAAACGTTGAGGACGTAGCGTAATCATAGGAGAAAAGTATGACAATTAGAACCATTAAGGTTGATGTTACAGGTTTAAAGGAAATTGAAAAAGCCCAGAAGTCTGTGTCAGCTCTTAGGGATTCTGTGTTAGACTTTGAGAAGAAACTAAAAAAGATGGGCGGAAAGAATACTTCTCCGCTCTCTTTTAATGTTAACTTGAATCTTAATACAGATAAAGCTCTTAGAGACTTTCTATCCCTTAAAAAACAAATTGAGAATATCCCAATCAATGTCAGAAGTACAAAGGGAAAGACTACAGATTCTAGTGTAATCTCTGTGGATAAAACCCAAGTAACTAGACCCAAAGAGAAAGTAGCTGAATATGTAAAAGTCCGTGACCAAGACTACCAATCATGGAGAAACCTTCATAAAGCTGTTCAAGATGTTACAACCTCTACAATGGGATTGTCATCACAAATGATTAGGCTAGGAGCAGTAAACCCAGCAAAAGGGCTACTCTCTGTGTTTAATAAGGTTAACTCTACTGTGATGGGTATTCAGAACAATATCATGGGCTTAGTAGGGAACAAGGTAACTGGTGCTCTAAGTAATGCTATTCAAGGTACATTAGGTGCTGTGAAGAGTGGTGTTGGTCAGCTTAAAGATGAAGCTAATAATCTTGGTGATGCCATGCAGGTTTATAGAATCAATATGGAAGCCCTAGGGTTTAGTGAGAAAGAGACAAACAAATCTATTAAACGTCTAGGTGACTATGGTAAGGCTTCTGTGTTTGATGCTACTGACCTTTTAGAACAAGCATCTACTTATACTGCTTATGGACGTAAAGATGCTGAGAGCATTGTTAAAGGTTATGCTGGTTTATTGGCTCAAACTAAGAACCCAGTTCAAGGTATGAAGACTGTAACCACACAGACCTCTCAAATGCTTGCTAATGGTTATCTAAACCAAGGTGACTATCGTTTCATTCGTGAACGTCTATCGGCTCTAGGAGCTTCTAAACTTAATGCTGAGTTGCTTAAATTAGCTCAAGCAAAAGGTGAGGATTCTATTACTGATGCAACTCGTAAGAAGTTGATTACAGCCAATGAATACCTTGACATAGTAAACAAGTTAGGTAATGAGGATATATTCCAAAACCTAGTTACTTCTATTGTTACACCAAGACAAGCCATTGCTAACTTTAAGGAAACCTTATCTAACCTTCTTGTGTTTGATGAGATTGATGAAGAGGGTAACGCTAAACCAGGAGCACTAAACCAAGTATATGTAGCTACTCGTGACTTTATTAAAGGTATTACAGAGATTGTAGGTACAGATAAGTTTAAAGAGTATGTCACTAAACTAGGTAATGCTATTGGAGGAACAATCCAACAAGTAAACCAGTTTGGTTCAGCTTGGAAACTCACCTTTGGTAGTCAAATTCTTAAAGGTATTGATAAGTTTGCTAGTGACTTTAAAGAAGGTGTAAAAGGTCTTGATGTAGGTAACAGATTCTTCAATATCACAAAAGACATGCTTTCTGTGCTAAATAGTTCAGGTAAAAAGTTTGGAGAGTTTGCTAAGAACATTGTTCACAGTGCATCAGAGTTCCTAAGTAGTATCTCACAATTAACTAAACAAGCTATTGACGCTAATGTACTTAGAGTATTATCTCAGTATGTAGATGTTTATAATAACTTAGCTAAGTTGGCTGTTAAGTCAGAAGCTATTAAAGAGGTTGTAGCAATTTATGATTATCTTTCTAGTGCTCTTAATAACATTGTTAAATCAGTTAAACCTCAAGAAGTAAAAGGTGTGTTTGGGGCTATAAGGGAATTAGCAGTACAAGTTATTTCTTTTGTGGAAGATGTTGCTACAAAGACTAATTTGATTAGTAACTTTGCTACTGTGATTAAAACAGCCCTAGAAGCTCTAGCATACGTTGTAAGAGAGGTTAGAGGATTTAACCAAGGAGCATTTAATAAAGCTATAGACAGCCTTAGAAACGCTCTGGTTGGTATTATAAATCATCTTAAACCTCTTCTAACAGAACTTGGAAAAGGTATTATTTCTACCTTATCATCTTCTAGTGGGGAAGCCTTCTTTAAGGCAGTAGAAAACTTTATCAAGGCTGTGACTAATGCTATCAAACAAACCCTTGTGGCTATTGGTGGTTCAGTAGAAGGTGGACTTAAAAAAATCTTAGACATTATCACATTTGGAATTAACATTGCTTCTAAGTTAGCTACCTTATTAGGTGGAGTAGGCAAGTATATTCTTGTGGGTTATATTGGTACTAAGTTTGTATCTTGGGCGACTAATATTATTACCTCATTGAAGACTGTATCTACAGCTATGGCTTCTGCAACTAATGGTAAGTTAAATCCACTAGGTCTTGGAGGAAACTTTAGTAGAGAAAGACTTGCTAGACAAGGTATGACTTCTTATGACATTGATGTAGCTTATAGTGGTATGTCAAGAGCAAGGAAAAATGCTCCTAAAGCAAACCTTTCAAGAAGTGCTAGAGCTAAAGCATTAAGAAGTATTCAAATAGGTAATCTAGCTTTACTAGGTACTGATATTGCTACAGGAATGGTAAATGGAGCTATACAAAATTCTAATGCTTCCCAAGGAGCTAAGGACTTTAGTAATGTATTATCTAGTACAGCTTCATGGGCATCTACTGGAGCTATGTTAGGTAGCTTTGGTGGAGGACTAGGTATGGCTATCGGTGGAGGTCTCGGAGGTTTATTCGGACTTGGTATGGGTCTGTGGGATAATCACAGGAATACACAAGATAGAAAACGTCTTGAGGAAGAAGCCAAACAGGAATCTGAAAAACAATCACAAGAACTTCTTAACCAGCAACTTGATAGTATAAGAAATATGTCTAATCAAAATGCAGAAATTAGAAATTCATTCTTTAAGTCAATAACTAAAGATAGTTCCACATTAGAATTAGTAAGGGGTGCTAACTCTCTTATTGATGCTGTGAGAGCTAATTCAAATGTTAGTCTTAATACAGCTATGAAAACACTCGGTGTGGAAACTGCAAAAGTTCCTAAGAATGTTGAAAACCTCTTTGTGAAGATTGGAGACCAAGTTAAGAGCTGGAAAGAACTAAAAGACGAAAGTGGTTTAAGTGATGATGAATTACTAAGAGCTTTACAAGTAGCTAAAGCATCTATAGGTGAGGGAGTTGTTCAATTTGTTGACCAGAAAACTGGAGAAATTGTAGAAACCATTCAAACACTGACTAAAAGTGAGAGCGATAGACAGTCTAAGAATCTGGAACAATATAAGAATAAGATTAAGTTATTAGGTTTATCTATTCAAGAGGGTAAAGACCTAATCTTTAAAGATATAACTTCTTTAAGCTCAGACTTAAAAGAAACTTTATCAAGTAAGAACTTCTCAAATAGGGAAGACCAGGTAAAAGCTCTTGAGGATATTCTTAACAAAGTTGGAATTGATACTACAAGCCTTGTTGGTAAAACTGTGGGTGAAAAATTAGAGATAATTAAGAAACTTGCAGAAGAAGGTGGACTTCTCGGTGGTACTGCTGAACAACAGCGTAATGAACTTGCCAAAAGTATAACAGAGAAACTTGGTGAAACTAGCACTAAATTCTCTAACATACTAAAAGAAGGTTTGCTAAGTGACTTAGAACAGCTAAGTAACCTTATTACTGAAAGTGAACTCCTCAAGAATAGAGGTAATACAGAAGCAGATAAGGTTAAGGTAATTAACTATGTTGAAAGTGTTAGAAAACTTCTCCAAAATGGTTCACTTAAAGTAGAGGAAGCTCAGGCACTATTGGACAATGCAGGAATCACTGAGGTAACTGCTGAACAAGTAAAAGATTCTTCTGTGAACCTAAAAGAAGCTGTAACAAAATCAATAGATGACACAGCCAACAAGATAAAAGAGGTTTCAGGAAAAGTTGATGATAATAGTGTAGATGATATTCCTACTTCTGGTGTGGAGGAAGCTAATAGGCAAATAAGGAGTGCCTTAGGTGGAGTTATTGAGAAGGTTACAAGTTGGTTAAGTGACGTAGCAAGTAAGATATGGAATGCTATAACAACAGATAGTCCAAAAGATAATAGTACACTTAAGAATAATGGTCCACTATTAGGGGGTGCTTTCACTAGACAGTTTGGAGGAATCATTCCTGAGTATCATTCACAAGGACTTGGTGTTGGTATTAACTGGAAGAGTAGAGGTACTGATACTGTGCCTGCAATGCTGACTCCTGGTGAGTATGTCCTTCGTAAAAAGGCTGTGGATAGTCTTGGTACTAACTTCCTAAATAACCTTAACAAGTATGGTGTAAATGCCTTGCAAACCATGAATAAATCAACTATAATTAACAATGTATATAACACAAATAATGCCAAGATTAGCCAAAATATTGACAATAAATCTCAATATCTAAATGGCATGTTTGGTGTAGATAAATTGATGAGGTATGTTTAATGTTTGCGTGTGATGAAAATTTCTCAAAGCCCAAACGATATATCCAATTCAATGACCTAGTGTTCCTTGGTAGAAAATCTATTGATGAACAGACAGAGAGTATTAGCTTGCGTGAGAGTAAAACCTCACGCACTTTTACCAATGGGTCTTATGTTGGAAATATTGGGTCTAAATCATTAGTAGATAGTAACTCTATCTCACTTAAAATTGCATTAAGAACTCATAATTGGTCAGAGGAACATATACAAGCACACTATGACTTTATCATTGAACAGCTCTTCACTCCTGGTAAGCTATGGGCTGTGAATACAGGGCTACAACTTGTGTGGTGTAATGCTTATGTTACAAGTATTCAGCCTAACAAGGAGTGGATAATCACTGATGATGACTACCTTGTGTTTAAAGTTGAGTTTGATAACCCTGATGGTGTGTGGTATAAGGCTGATGAAGCCAAGACATTCCTAGAACCTTTTGATAACTGTGACTTCCTAGATATGAAAGCAAGCTGTGTAGCCAAGTCAAGACATTGCTGTAATGGTCTACCTAACTGTAATAATATCTGTGGGTGCTGTGAGCAAGACTGTAAGGATATGGACGATATGATTGACCTGTGTACAGCACAAGCCAATGTAGAGTTCATGAATGACTTCTTTGAAGAATGTAATTCTAAATGGAGAATAGTCTATAACTGCTCAAAAGGTAAATGCAATCAATCCCTTAAAGACTTCTACAAACATGCAATCTGTGATAACTGTGTGCATGAGGTATTGAATGGTAGCTTTATATCTGACACAGTGCTTGATAGCCATAAGTGGAGCTTTGCCCTAGATGGTCAGTTTAAAGACCCTGTGGTTAGAATCAATGACATTGACTTTAAGATTAGTGGTGAGTACAATGGAGTCCTTACAGCTAACTATAAAGGTGAAATCAGATATGCTAAGTCTTGGGAATGTATAGAGTTCAGCTATAAAGAGGTTTCACTCTCTGTGCTTACTCTATGTGCTGAAACTCCTTATATCAAGAAGGGTGTCAATACAGTATCAGTTAGTGGTGTAGAAAGTGAAAATGCTTGTATCTTTATTGATTATGAGGGTGTAACAGTATGATTGGTTATATTGAAAATTCAGTAAGCTCTGGACTAGGTTCAGCTATTATAGCCAAAGATGACTTCTTAGGGGGTATTTCTGTGGAATATTCCCTTATGGAAGTTCCTTCAATTAAGCTCACACTCCCTATTAGATATGGTAAGATGATGAATGGTAACACACACATTATTATCAAGACTAATGACTGGGAGTATAGAGGTTATGTTGGTAACAAGGTAAATGACTTTACTAATATGACTGTGAGTGTAGACACCTCTCATGTAATTGGTAGACTAGGTAAACGAACTCTTCCTACAAATGTAACAGTAAAAGCTAGGTCTGTTGTATCAGCAGTAGAGCAAGCAATGGGTTATTGGAAAGGTGAACAACACAAAGATGACCTATTAAATGACTTTAAAATTGAATACCTAGATGACTATGCTGAGAAGAACTTAATTGAGTATGAGTTTTCTAATGAGACTTTCCTTGAGTTCTTGACTAAGGTGTGTGAAAAGACTACAGCCCTTTATTGGAGAGTGAGTAGACAAGACCCTTATCTAATTCAGTTTGGTATTTTTGGTCATAAGAGAGATGTCCTAATAAATGAGCACACAAAGCTGATTGCATTGAATGAGGTAGAGGAAAACTATGAGGACACTGTGAATATAGCTGTAGCTATGTCAGATAAGTCTGATAGTGGAGCTAGTTCCCTTACCCTTAGAGATATTTTCCATAACCCTAAATTCATGTTAAAAGGTTTCCCTGTGATTAAGACAGGTAATAAAGTAAACTCTCAGCGTTACTATGACTATCCTCAGCTACCAGTATTCGCTCCAGAGATTATTGGAGATGAGTTTGCTGTGATGGACGAGGAAGGTATTGCTTTAGAAGCAGGAGAGCTTTATTGGGGTACTGTGACTGATAATGACACACAATCTATTGCTGATGACAATAGAGAGATTACAGACTCAGATAGGCTCAGAGCCACAGAACAGCTCTATAGGACAGCTATAAGACGTTTAATTAACTCCAGACGTAAAGTTACCTATGACATTACAATAGAGCCATTAGAGCCTAGAACACTAGGTGTAGGTGATAGGGTAATGTTCACACTTAATGCTGGTGTGTGGGAATTGACTGCTTGTACCAAGTATTATGAAAAGATTCTTAAGCAAAGTGATTGGTTCTATGTTACTCACATTACTGATGAGTATGACGTAGGAAATACACACTTACAAAAGCTAAAACTATCCAAGTTCTTGTACAGTGATAGAGATATTACTGTGAACCAGTAGGAGGGAATATGTCAAACAGTTATGTAAAACTAGTAAACTCTGTGGCTAGAACTAAGGCTAGGGTTATTCAGCAATCTAAACAAAGACGTGGAGGTGTAACTGACCTCTATGCCCTTGACTATGTATCAACATTCCATACTGCCAAGGCTTGTGCTCCTTATGGTAATGAAGAAGCTGATGGTGATGGAGATGACAAAGATGTTCAAGGTAGAATTAAAAAGTTAGTCAAAGCCCTTAAGAAAGAAATCCCTGGAACTAAGCCAGAGGGAGCTTCTGCTATTGTAGGATTCTTTGGTCTTGAGAGTGAAGTTAAGGCTAAACGTTATGAGAATGATTACTTAACTGACTATAAATATGGTCTTATGGAAGATGAACCCACAGCAGAGAATCTAGTAGGCTCTTGGGGAGCTTTTGCAAGTATGTATAAGAACCTAACTCTAAATGAAGGTGGTTATCTAGTAGATGGTAAGCACTGGATTGGTATTGGTTTAGGGCAATGGACTGGTCCAAGGACTAAAGCCTTATATGACTTTGCTAAGAAAGACAAGCGTAGAAGTATTTTCTCATTTAACACACAGATTAAGTTCATGTTGTCAGAGGAAGGTCTAGCTAACGTTGTAAAAGAGGTAGCTTCTAGTGATGGAGACATTGAAGAACTTACCCTAAGATTCTTACGAGATTGGGGAAGACAAGAAGGTAACAAACCAGCAGAGCGTGTGGAGTTTGCTAAGAAACACTATGAGTTCATTAAGAATGTCTTAGAGGGTGATGGTAGTGGTAATACAGACAAAGATAAACCAGACCCAGAAGATGTAGTACCAATTAACAAAGACCAATCATCAGCTTCATTCCGTGTGCTAGTTCCATCAGACTTGGATAGATTCCAAAGATGGTTCTTAAAGTTCATTGTGGAGCAGAATAAGAGTGGCTGTGATGGAGGAAAAGTAAATCCTATTGCAGACGTTCACTTAACTGTGTCAGCTAAGAATGAGCATACAGGAGAGACTGCTGAGATTGACCTTACTGAAATCTTTAGAAGACAGTGGGGTTGTAATTGGATTGGTGATGATGCTAGTGGAGAGGGTATTTTCCCTAATAACAAACCACTAGAAGGCTATGACTTAATGTATTCTGCATGGTATCTAAATGATTCACAGCGTAGCGCTTTGTTTAGTGCTGGTGAGAAGGTATTCACTGTGTATGCACTAGGTGAAGCCAAGATTACCCTTAGAAACTTCTTAAAATATAGTCATATTAACTAGGAGGAACTATGAGCCTATATGGTACATATAAGAACACCTTGCTAAGAAAGGTTCACAGAGAGACTAAACAATATAAGCTAGAAGGACACCTAGCACAGCACCCTACAGACTACCAATCTGTGATAGCTAATGAGAAGCTAAAGGGTGAGATATATTGGTTAGAGTATAAACTGAAACAAGTATTGAAGGAGATGGAAGTAGATGCCCAAGAATAAGAAGATTAGAAAAGACCTTGTTCACAGAATGAGAAATAGAATCCTTGCAGAAGACATTGTGGAGCAGTTTGTGAAACAGCTTATCTATAGTAATGATGTAGGTGGTGCTAGAGAGTTCATTCACTCTGATGATTTCTCATTAAGGATTGAGGATAAAGAGGTTATCTGCTTTAGAAAATCTAACATAATTCAGCTTGATAAAGAAGAATTTAGCTATGATTTTACACACCTTACTCACTTGTGTTTGAGTTTACTAGATGATGAATTTTAGGTATAATTATTATGACAAATGCTTATAAGATAGCCCAACAATATGCAGGTCAGTGTGTTGACATTGATGGTTATCCTCCTGAACAACCCTATCAGTGTGCTGACTTAGCTAATATTGTAGCTCAACATTGGGGATTCAAGTTTGATGGAGTAGGTGCTAAAGATTTTGGACTTGTCAATGACATATCTTCCTTTGCTGATGTTATTCCTTATACTGATGGCATGAAACTTAATGTAGGGGATATTATCACTACAAGAGAACCTCAAGGTGAGGGTTGGACGTATGGTCACGTCTTTGTGTATGGTGGTGGAGATTTATCTAATGCCCTTGTGGTTGAACAGAACTATCAACACCAATGTACAGTAGAGCACAGAAGAGCTGTTTATGGCTATGGTAACACCCTGATAAGTGTTATTCGTATCAAAGGTCAAGATAATTATGAACCTACTGATGCCAATGGTGTTAAAGTAGGTAATGCCAAAGAGACTGACAAGTTTATTGCTAGAGACTTCTTTGAGATTACTTGTGACAAGGTTGAGGGAATTAAATCTCCTGGAGACAGCACTGTGATAGAGACATTCTATAAGTGTAATAAGGTCACAGGTAATATAAATGGTGAATGGCTTATCTATGACAAGTATGATGGCTCTGTGGCTTATATACCTATCTCTTGTGTGAAGAAGCTAGATGACTACTCTACCACTAAGAAGGAAGAGAAGAAGAAATATGAAACACCTAATGGTTATGACTGGTTTACAGATAAAACTACTGATGGAATAGACCAATCTGGTACACAGAAAATCTATTCCCTCTCACAGTTTATATCTTTAGGTCGTATAAAAGAAGCCAACTATGAATGGACTTACTCAGCAGGAAGCTCTTTCCCTGAGAATGTACAAGTTCCTGGTAAGGGATTCAATGCCTATGGATTCTTGTCTGATGGTGATGGGAATATTATTATGTCAGCTCCTAAGACTTATGGTGATATTATAGGCAGAACTTACAACACACCCTTTGGATTTAAGGGTAAAGTATATACAACTAATGATAAAACGTCCTTTGACGTTTATGTGAGGTAAACATGGTCTATGTATTAGATGAAGCAGATAAACTCTGTGGTATTTCATACATTGACTGGTCTAAACGTTATTCACAGATTCCTAAAGCAACTTGTGAGCAACTAGAAGGTCAGTGTGATGGAATACAAATTGACTTTGATTGTAGCCTTGATAATGGTAAGGGTAATGGGGTAACTCCTACACCAACACCTATTCCAGAAGAAAAGGTTATTGACATGGCTTGTGTGGGTAAAGGTAAAGAAGATATTATTGAAGACCTTAAGAAACTTGCAGAAGATGGAGAAGACCCAATCCTAGAAATAGAAACAGGTGGTCTATATGGGTAATAACAATCTTATTGTGAAACTATTGGAAGACCAATCTGTGGTTACTGCTCTGACACTTTTAATTACAACAGCATGTAGCTATAGTGTGTTCCTTTTAAACCGTAAGAGAGAACAACTTATTGAGCTTACTAAAGGGGCTAAACGTTCTAGTCTACGCTCAGAATACTTGCAGATTTATAATTCTCATGACTTCACAGTAGTTGAAAAATGGACTATGACTAGACCTCTTGTGAAGGAATATTTTGATAATCTTCAAGGTAATCACTATATTCATGGATTGGATAGTAAACTAGAAGAACTATTTAATAAGGAGAAATCTAGTGGTAACGATTGAAAAACACAAGATTAGGTGGGATACTCCACAGGTAGGAGTTACACCTTATAGACAAGTACATGCTCATTCTACAGGAAATAAGAACTCCACAGTAGATAATGAAGCAGATTACCATTTAAGAAGACCTATTGATTCAGGATTCTTTACACACGTTGTAGGGAATGGTAGAGTTCTACAGACAGCCCAAACCAATCGTGGAAGCTATGATGTTGGAGGAGGTTGGAACGCTGAATCCTATGCTTCTGTGGAATTGATTGAGAGTCATAAAACACAAGAAGAATTTGATATTGACTATAGACTATATGTAACACTTCTTCGTGAACTTGCAGTAGAAGGTGGAATCCCAGTAACATTAGATACTGATGATTTAGCTGGTATTAAAACCCACTACTACTGTACTTATAATCAGCCTGATAACCACTCAGACCACGTTGACCCTTACCCTTACCTAGAGAGTTGGGGAATTTCAAAAGCTCAATTCAAGAAAGATATTGAGAATGGTATTGGTGGTACTGAGGGTTGGAAAAAGAACACCACAGGTTATTGGTATGAGTATGCTGATGGAACTTATCCTAAGAACCAATTCAAGAAAATTGATGGTACATGGTACTACTTTGATGGAAGTGGTTATATGTACTCTAATCGTTGGTTGAAACACACTGATGGTTATTGGTATTGGTTTAACAGCTCTGGTGGAATGGTAACTGGTTGGAAGAATATTGCTAGTAAGTGGTATTATTTCAAAGAAGAAGGTGCTATGAAGACTGGTTGGTTGAAAGACAAAGATAAGTGGTACTACCTTGACCCAGCTAATGGTGATATGCAAACTAATACCTTTGTGAAGGGTAGAGATGGTTGGTATTTTGTGGATAATGAGGGTGTGATGAACACTAATGGAACATTCACAACGGACAAAGATGGAATTATTAAAATCCAAAAAGGAGAAACTAAATGACAAAAGTTAAAGTTGGTTTAGGTTGCTTACTAGAGCTTCTTAAGAAAGACCCAATCGTTAAGATTGTAAGTGAGCTTCCTCCAAAAGAGACCGCTGAACTTAATTTCATTTACCTTGTGCCTAAAGACAATGCAGGTCAAGACAAACGTGCTTATGTACTACGTCCTGACAGAAGTGGCTATGATGCCATTGACTTGTCTCCACAAGTAATTGATGTAGTAGGTGAAGGTCTAATCACTGTGAAGAGAGAAGTACATAATGAGAATGGTGATGTAACGTTCACTGTGACTACTTCTCCTTCATTCCAAGCAGTATTGGATTCATTGACAGCTAAAGACAAAGAGTTGGATACTAAAGTATCTGCCTTGGAAGCTAAAGATGCTGTGCATGAAGCTAAACTCTCAGCTATTGAAGCTAAGGACTCTGAGCAAGATACTAAGTTAGAAGCTCTTAAAGCTCATGATGACCAAGTAGATGATGCTCTTGAAGCTGTGGGTAAGACTATTGAGAAAACAGTAGACCTTATTGATGCTAAAGTCCTTGAGCTTAAGAAAGACAATGAACGTCAAGATGGTGCTTTAGATGACTTAGGAGAGTCTGTGAAAGACTTGAATGAGTCTGTGCAACACTTAGATGAAGAGCATGGTAAGGCTATTGCAGACTTACAAAAAGACTCTCAAGACATGAAAGAGTTGACTAGTGAACTAGATAACTCAATCAATGAAATCAATGACCAACTCAAACTCTTAGATGGTGGTCTTGAGGAAGAAGTTAAAGCAATCCACACAGAGGTAGGAGACATTACCAATGCTGTGACTGAGATTGAAAATAGAACTGATAAATTGGCTAAAGATGCTGAGGATAAAGCCAAAGCACAAGCTGAGAAAGATGGTTCACAAGATGCTGAGATTGAAGCCCTTAAGAAGAAAGATGCAGAAGTAGAAACTGCTCTTGAAACATTGGGTGAAACTCTTGGTAAAACAGTTGACTTGATTGACCACAAAGCAGAGGGACTTGACACAAGAGTTAAGGCTTTGGAAGTTAAGGAAGATTCAGACAAGCAAACATTGGCTATTACTGGTAACAAACTTTCTATCTCTAATGGTAATGAAGTTGACCTACCTCAGTATGATGATACTGCTGTTAAAGATGCTATCAATCACTTAGGTGATGGTTTGAATCAAGCTATGGACTACACAGAGCAAGTCAAGAACTATGTAGATTCTAAAGCTGATGCTCTTACCTTGGTACTTGGTACAGCTAAAGCTGATGCTGATGCTAAAAACACTGCTCTTACAAACCGTGTGAATGTTCTTGAAGAAGCTAAACCAGTAGTTGAAAATAAACTTACTGAGATTGAAGCTAAGAACACAGCACAAGATGAGAAGATTACAGCCCTTGAAAATAGAACAGATAACTTTATCAATAATGTTACTGTGTCTAAGGAAGCTGGTAAAGTCAAATTGACTTACTCTCGTGTGGACGGTTCTTCTAGTGAAGTAGAGTTTGAGGACAGCGATACTGTTACCCTTGCCTATGATGATGAACCGTTGAAGACTCGTATCAAAGCCTTGGAAGACAAGGAAGATAAAGATACTATCTACAATGACACAGAAGTTAAGCAAGGTATTCAAGCTAATACTGCTTCTATTACAGCTCTTGATACTAAGGTTGATGGTAATAAGCAAGCACAAGATGGTAAGAACACAGAGTTAGAAAACAGAATCCAAGCCTTGGAAACTAAACCAGACAAAGATACTGTATATGACGATACTGCTCTTGCTGGTCGTGTGACTGCTAACAAAGAAGTTCAAGACGCTAAGAATACAGAGCTTGAAGGTAAGATTACAGCCTTGGAAAACAAGGTTGATAATGATAACCAAACCCTTACTCTTGATGACCATACATTGTCAATCAGTGGAGGTAATTCAGTTACCCTTCCTAAATATGATGACAGTGCTTTGAAGGCTGATGTGGAAGAGCTTAAGGCTAAAGACACAGAATTGGCTAACAAAGACCAAGAGTTAACTAAAGAAATCAACACACTCAAAGCTAAAACAGATAACTTTGTATCTGGGGTTGCTGTGAACAAAGAGGGTAACAAAGTCAAATTGACTTATAGTTACGTTGATGGTTCTAGCAAAGAGGTTGAGTTTGAAGATTCTGATACAGTAACTCTTGCTTATGATGACACTGCTGTGAAAGAACGTCTTACTGCTTTAGAAGGTAAAGAAGATAAAGACACAGTGTATGATGACACAGAGCTTAAAGGTAAAGTTGAAGCCTTGACTACTCGTGTGACTACAGACGAAAGTGCTCAGGCTATTAAGGATAATGCACAAGATGCTGAAATCCAAGCTCTTAAAGCTAAAGATGCTGAATTGGCTAAGTCTATCACAGACAACAAAGCTGATGCTGATACTAAGGCACAAGGTTTGGATACACGCCTACAAGCTCTTGAAGCTAAAGAGGACAATGATAAACAAACATTGAGCCTTACTGACCACACATTGTCTATCTCTAATGGTAACTCTGTGGAACTTCCTAAGTATGATGATACTGTGGTTAAAGCTAAAAACACAGAGCAAGATGAGGAACTTAAGGCTCTTAAAGAGAAGACTAAATCATTCTTGACTGGTGCTAGTGTTACTAGACAAGGTAATGTAGTTACTCTTACTTACACTAACATTGATGGTACTTCTACTAATCTTGAGTTCAATGACAACGACACTAAGGCAATCGCTTATGACGATACAGCCCTTAAAGCTCGTGTACAAGACCTTGAGAATAGAGCAGATAACGATACAATCTATAATGATGCTCCTCTTAAAGAGCGTATCACAGCCCTAGAAAACAAAACAGACAAAGACACAGTTTATGATGATGCTCCACTTAAGGAACGTCTTACAGCCCTTGAAACTAAGGTTGATAAGGATACTGTGTATGATGATTCTGCTGTGAGACAGCTTATCCAAGCTAACAAAGACAGCATTGCTACTACTGACAATATGGTAGATGAGCATGAGAACAAGATTAACACCTTGACTACAGACGTTGAAGCTCTTAAGGCTAAACCAGATAAGGATACAATCTATGATGACTCTGCTGTGACTGCTAGATTGACAGCCCTTGAGACTAAAGAAGATAAAGATACAGTCTATAATGACAAAGAGTTGCGTGACAAGATTACTGCTCTTGAAGGTAAGACTGATAACTTTGTCTCTAACGTAGGTGTATCAAGAGAAGGTAACACTGTGAAGTTGACTTACACTATGGTAAATGGTGATAACAAAGAAGTCTCATTCACAGACAATGATACTGTATCTGTAGCCTATGATGATAGTGCTCTTAGAGGTAGAGTTGAAGCTCTTGAGAACAAACCAGAAGTTGAATATGAACTAGCTAAGACTACCAAAGCTGTGACATTAAGTCAAGGTGAAGGTGTAATCAACCTAGCATCAGAAGCAACTACTGACCCACTTAAAGAATTAGTCCTTACTGGTAATGTATCAGCTAAAGTTAAATCACCATTCGGTGGAGATGAGACTACTGTGGCTGGTAAAGTAGGATTCAACTCTGGTACTACTGGAGATGCTATTAGTGGTTCACACACAACAGCCATAAGTGAAAATGTTTATGTAGAGTTCTTCTACACAGATAGCACTGTGAAGGCTTACCTTGTGTATGAACCAGATAATGAGAATGAAGTGGTTAAATACCGTAAAGCTCTTAGCCTAGCTGAGTTGCAAGGTACAGAGCCAGCTAGAATCTCAATCTCTAAAGCTAACGTAGAGCAAGGTTATGTAGAAGCTACATTCACTGCTGTGACTGCTTCAAGTAACTCTTACAAAGTACAAAAGAAAGGGTAGTTTAGTGGGGGTTTTATCCCCCTTTAAACTATTTTGAGAATAATGGCACTTAAAAGTTATAAATCAAAAGCCTTTACTATTAAGTCTAAAAAGGTTAACAAAGAGATATTTAATAGAGGGTTAAATACATTTGATAATGTTGCAGGAGCTAATTTTGGATATAACAATGATAATCTTACACAAGATGACTTATTTATGGCTATGAGATTAACATGGGCAGTTAAAGATAACTTTGGTATGTCTAACACTCTTGATTATACATCTAAAATACTCTTATTAAGTACATCTAAAACCACATGGTATGATGATTATTTTCACTTGGATTTAGTAAATTCAAATAATAAAGCAGATAAGAATAAGTATTACCTAGATGGTAGAATCTCATACAGATATGATGGACAGTTCCAACTACAATGCTTTTATAATGTATTTGTTGAAAATGAAGATGGTTCTAGGAAAGTATATTCTAAACAACTTAACACAAATAACTTTAAAGGTGAACCTCTTGTTATAAATGCAGATAGAGAATATACAATAAACATTATAAATCCAACAATAACTTTATCAAAGATTTTTCTTGAGTATGAAACAAAAGAGGTAAGTTTATAATCATGACTACTAAAAATTATAACAAACTAGAAGATAAGGATACTCTCTACAACCTAAAGTCTACTACTGATGGACTTACTGTGGTTAAATCACAGGAGAATGGTGAAGAGGTATTCACAATCAATGCTGATGTAGCCTTTCAAAAGCACTACACAAAAGGTGAAGTAGATACGGCTATTGCTGAGAATAACAAAAGAGCACAATCCTTAACAAAGTATAGTGGTACATTTAAGCAACCTACTAAGTTAAGATATAACAATGGAGATAGACCTCCTGTGTTAGCTTACAACCCAGTTACTTCCTTTGGTGTGATGAAGTTAGATGCAACATTCTATGCTACAATCAATCATAGTGAAGTAATAGCTGAGTTTCCTGCTGGTACACCACAGCCTATTGAGTTCATTGAGGTGCAAGCATATATCAATAATGAACCTATCTCAATGTGGTATCAAGGTAGAACAGTTAGAGTAACTACAGTACCTCAATCATTAGTAGGTAAAAGGGTTATTCTTAACTTTGTTGGATTGTTTGCTTAGAGGTAGATTATGGGAGAGAAGTTTTATAATAAGCATGAAGCTCAATGGGATGAGATAGTTAGCATATATTATGAAGATGGTATTACTCAAGAAGATGGTACAATATACCATAGAGTTGTTGGCGATATTGCGTTCTTGCTATTTAGGTCATCTAATAGAGCCTATACTTTTATTCAGGGATACACCAATCCTTACTTACCCGTATATACTGTAACTGTCCCATTGATTCATAGAGAAACCTTAGATATTGTTGGAACACTTTCCATACAAAAAGATGGGACACATACAATAAATATCAAGGATAAGTATAAAATAGACCCTCATTTTGACATGGGACAACTACAGGACATTAAGGTTACATATATTACAAATCATGTTAAGTCTGTATATGAACTTCCTAGTGATGAACCTCCTGCAAGACTTAACTTTGACCCTAATGCTACATTTGGATAATATCTTATTTAAGTAGGAGATAAGAAATGAAATTAAGTAATGAGTATTACGATATTGCTAAATTTATAGCAACTACAGCACTACCTGCCTTCATTACTTTTATTGGTGTGGTAGGAGTGCAATTAGGTTATGAGATGACTACCCCTGTGGTAGTCCTCACAGCCTTTAATACATTCTTAGGAACAGTCTTAGGACTATCCAATATCACATACAAGAAAGAGAATGAATAATGGCAGATAACTGTTTAAACAAGCACTGCGAGTGTGAGAAAGTTGAGCCAAGACCAGAGAACTGTGCTAAGTTACTAGAGCTAAATGACCTAAAGATTAGACCAGCAATGAGGAAAATCTCAACCTCTGAGTGGTGTAACCTTCAAGAAGCTATTAGACAAGCCTTCTATGGTGTATGGTGTGTAATCAAAAACATTGTAGGTTTCTTGTGCTATATCATTAGAAAGTTAGAGTGCTTAGAGAAAAAAGTAGATAGCTTGTGTGGTACTGTTAAATGTCAGAATGACAGTATTGCAGAGGTTCTGAGTGTATTAAAAGAACAACCAGTTACCCCTTGTGAGGTAGGCTGTGATAAGTGCTAGGAGGTCTTATGGACGTTTGTGATTGTCGTTGTGATGATAAAGTAATCACTGGTAAATACTGTGATAAAAATGAATCACAAGAGGATATTAAGCGTGCTGGTGATATTATCAAAGACTCTGAGCAGTGTGATGTTGTTCCTAATACACAGAAGGGTGTATTTAGGCTTTGGTGTAGACTAAGAAAGATTATCAAGACTATCTGTGATGTACTACAACGTATGGTGTGCTTACAGAAGAAGATTAAATCACTGTGTGTAACATTACATTGTATGAAAGCTAATATCCTTGAAGCTAACTCAATCACAGTGAAGCGTAACAAGGACATGATTAAGAAGTACAAGCAGAAAGAGCCTAATACTCCTAATGATAAAAAAGGTATCTACAACGAAGCTAAAGCCATCTATGAAGAGCAACTTGTGAGATTGGCTAAAGCCAAGAAACGGTTAGAGGAAATGAAAAAAGACCCTACTGTGGAAGAGGTTGATGGCATCTTCGTATCAGGTGACTTTGATTCTTCTAGGACTGGTAGTTTTTCTTACTTCTCCAAACTCTCCCTAGCTACCTCTAAAGAGAATGTTGATTATGCTTCTGGAGGTATTTCCTATGGTGGTGGTAGTATAGATTACAGTGCTGATAGCTTAAGTCCAGGAGTATCTACAATCTTAGAAAGAGTTGGTAGAACTAGTAGTGGTAAGACTATCAATTTACGAGTAACTATCAATAGTTATAGCTTAAGTTCCCATGCACAAACTACTAGTAAAAACTGGATTTCTATTGAGAATGGTAATGGTGCTGTGAGAATCCATGTAGGTAACTACTATAGAGTAACAGGTTCTTTTGAGTTCTTAGATGAATCTAACCAGCCAATCAATCTAATGGTAGTAAATGCTGTGAATGATATTGACTATAAGCAAGGATTCTGGGCTAGTTTCAATAATAGTCAGACTCTTGTGAAGAACCCTCCAGGTTCAAGACTTGTAATGAATGGTGGTTACATCAGTGCTGAAGATAGCTTTGATGCTAAGAATGAGAGTAGTATCCCATTGGGGTCTCTTGTATATGCTGGAGTAGGTACAAAGGTTGATTGGGATATTATAGCCAACCATCCAGGTGTAACAACTATTGATGGTGATGGTGGAGGAGATACAGACTGGTGGATGGACTTCTTTGGTAATGACTTTGAAGGTGAAACTGTAGACCTTCATGAACCTCCAAAACCTATACCCCCTATAGAAGAATGTGACTTAATGTCATGCGATTTTGATTGTTTAGGAGATAACTAATGTCAGATTGTGTAAACTGTCAGTGTGAAGATATAGTAGTTGGTAAGACAGCTTGCCAATCACTCTTAGCACAGAATGATGATAAAATTAAAATGCACGCTCTAGTTCTTAGGGATAGCCAAATGTGTGAGATTGTAGACCAGACAGCTAAGTTTGCCTACTCACAGTGGTGTTTCAATAAGAACGTATCTAATCAGCTATGTTGGTTAGCTAATAATGCTGGAGGTGGAGGTTCTACTGCTCCTACTTATAAAGCAGGTAACTTAATTAGTATCTCTAAAGATGGTACTATTAGCTTTACAGGGAACATTCCAAGTCCTTCACAGCCCTACAATGATGCTGATTTAAGAGCAGAGAATGAGAAGCTTAAGAGAGCTTTAAATAAGATTATAAATAACTTACAAGCTAGTGGTGCTTGGCAAGGTGGACTAGATGGTGACTTTGTTCCTAATCGTAACATTGCCACAGGTAACATTAACTTGTTTGGTGGTCAACCAGACGGACAATACTTTATCCGTACTAATAATGGAAGTACAGAGAATGACTTGGCAGGAGGTATTGCATAATGGGTTGTTATTCTTGTGGAGGAAATCCCAATACATTTTGTAGAGATTGCACTTACCCTAAAGACACTTGGATTGCTCCTGTGGATAGTCTTCCTGACCCTTTCATGGGTGACTTTGACCATTTGTTCAGAACTCCTGATGGTAACATGTATGCTCTAGCTCCTGATAGGTCTAGTTGGATTCTTATGGGAGGTGCTGGAGGAGCTGTACAGAAACCACAGAATCTTGAATTAGATAGAAGCACAAGAGAACTTACAATTACAAGAGGGAATACAGTAACTCTTCCTAATGATACACAGAACCTCTCAATCAATGGTAGAACAATCACTATTAGTAATGGTAATGCAATCAACCTACCAGAAGATAGAGACACTGTGTATAATGATGCTGAACTTCGTAGACGTATTCAAGTTGTGGAGGATAAGGCTGATAACTTTGTGAGTGGTGTGACAGTCTCTAGGGAAGGTAATAAGGTTAAGCTAACCTATACCTTTGTGAATGGAGCACCTAAAGAGGTTGAATTTGAGGATAAGGACACAATTACCTTAGCCTATGATGATACAGCCTTAAAAGCTAGAGTTAAAGCCTTAGAGGATAAGCCTGATAAGGACACCATTTATGATGATAGAGCTGTAAAAGAAAGACTAGATAACCTAGAAGCAAGACCCTACCCTAATAAGGCTTTATTTGATAGACTTGAAACATTAGAAGCTAAACAAGATAGGGATAATCAGAATCTATCCTTAGATACCAACACTCGTGTGCTAAGTATCTCTAATGGTAATAATGTAACCTTACCTAATGACAAACAGACCATTAGAAAAGAAGGGAATAAACTTATCCTTTCTAATGATGGGGGTGAGGTAGAGTTACCACAGCCTAATAACACACAACCTTATGATGATTCCTCTGTGGTCAATAGACTTAACGCTTTAGAAGCTAAAGAGGATAAAGACACTAAGTATAAGGCTAAAGGTAATGGGCTATTCCTTGATAGTGATAATACATTTCATGTTGAGATGGCTTTAAGCAGGACTATTTCATACCCTTATCCAGCAAATGGTAATAGGTTTATACAATTAGCTCCTGATAAAAGATATGCCAGTGCTCTTAAAGATAGTATTTCCTATGCTGTTGACAATGATGGTACTGAGCAGAAAAATCTTATTATGGAAGCAGGTATCATGTTTGACTATGAGGGAAATTATAACTATACTGGTATAGGTGCATCTAATTTATCAGGAGTAAACTTTAGGGTATCTGGTATAGCTACAAATAATACAACAGTAGACTTTGATGCTTATACAACTTTGAGCAATGATATTAAACTTGATACCAATATATATGCAGATTGGAAAGATTCAAACAACAAAGCTACTTTCTCCCTTAAACCAAAAATAGTTTGGGGTGTTACGTTAAGTTCTCACACAGAGTATTACACACACTATATTACTAAAGAGGAATTAGATTCATCAGAACCTATTGAGATTGAGGTTAAAAGAGGTGATACTATCATAGGTAAATTAAACCTTACTCTTAAAAATGTTAGATTCTATATCCAATCTATGCAAGGAACTACTGTTCTTAAGAATCAAAATGATAATAGATATTATCACCTACCGAGGTTAAACTAATGTCAAAGACTACTTATATTAAGAATGAGCAACAACCAACACCTACTGTGACAGCCTATGATGATGCTCCATTAAAGGCTAGGATAACTGCTTTAGAGAATAAACAAGATAGAGATAACCAAACCCTCACAATCAACAATAGAACTATTTCTATTAGTGGGGGTAACTCTATTACACTCCCAGAGGACAGAGATACTATTTATAATGATGCTGATGTTAAACGAAGGCTCACAGCACTAGAGGGTAAGACAGATAACTTTGTTACAGGAGTGACTGCTAGTCGTACAGGTAATAAGGTAAAACTTACTTATAACTTTGTGACTGGTCAGCCTAAAACTGTGGAGTTTGATGATAAGGATACTATTGGTATTGCTTATGATGACACAGCATTAAGAAATAGAGTCAAGGCTTTAGAGGATAGAACAGACAAAGATACTGTTACTAGATGGGCTAAAGGTGATATATCATCTGGAGCAGTAGGAGCTACTACTACAATACAAAAATCATCTTTAATAAACCCTGATGGAGTTAAAGTTGGTGATACTATTCAAGACTACTGGTCAGGGAATGATGCTTCTAACACAGAGTTCTACAAAGTAACCTCTGTGAATGGTAATAATATTACTGTCCAAAACATGGGTTCATGGGCACTTAGAAATGACAAGCAAACTATAAGTAAACAGGGCAACAAGATTGTGTTATCTAATGGAGGTGGAGAGGTAGATATTCCTACCCCTACTCCTTACAATGATGCAGATATTAAGCGTAGACTTGGTGTGCTTGAAGCTAAGAGGGATAATGATAATCAGACCCTCTCTATTAGTAACAATAGGCTAACCATCTCTAATGGAAACTATGTGGATATTCCTCAGCCTAATCTTAATAACTATGTTACTGTGAATCAGTACAATGAACTTAAAGATGCTTTCACTAAGTTACTTGAAGACCTTAAAGGCTCTGGTGCTTGGGAACAAACTGGAGATACTATCTTTAAAGGTAATCTTAAACCTAATAGACACCTTGCTACAGGTAATATCAACCTCTTTGGTGGTACTCCTGATGGTAATGCCTTTATTAGAACTAACAATGGTAGCACAGAAAATGACCTTGCTGGAGGAATTAGCTGATGACTAAATTTAATTATATAATCAACTATAAAGATGCCTTAACAGGGCAAGATTTAGAACCTCCTTTAAGAGTTGGTTATGACCTTTATGATACTCTTATCTCTGAAACACAGAAAACTTTTCCTGGATATACAGCTAGACCTGTGTATGGTTCAGATAAGACTACCCCTTCTGAGAGTGACTATAATAGTAGTTATGCTGTACAAAAGTATAACATGGATATGGCTGAGTATAGAAGGCTTATAGCTATCAATAGAGCTAACCTTGAAAAAGTAGTAAACTATAGAAATCTACCAGGCTTCTTTGAATATAATGGTATTTCAGGAGTATCCCAATACAATCCAAGTTATTCTGGTTCTTATAATTATTTTAAAGACTATAAAGTATTTACAGACCAACCTGATGTTGAGGTTTTATCAAGACCTATTAGATATAATGAATATAGAGACTATAACCAATCAGGTACACAAGGTTCAAGTGGTATGTATCCTGGGTGGAGTGTAAGACTATCCAATCCTGTATCTCGTACATTATCTGGAAAAGATGTTTATCTAAGGGTTAGGGTAAATAATTATAGTAGAGTATCCTTTCCTGATGCTACACCAGGTATATGGGTTGCTGAATATAATCATACGGGAGGGTTAGGAATATGGTTCTATGATGTCTATGATATAAGTTTCTCCTTCTTCTTTGAAGATTATGCAGGAAACCCAATTAAGCTAATTACTTCCACAGCTGTAGTAGATATTGACTTTTATCAACGTGTAAGTGCTAGCTATAGTGATTCAGAGACGGTGTACTCAAGACCTCCTGGTTCTAATCTTACCTTTGATGGTACTTATATAGGAGATGACTATGGTTTTAAGTCTAATGAGGAAAGTTCTATACCTAGAGGTTCATTCGTACTTGCTGGGGTTGGTAGCAGAATTGACTTTAGAGCACGAGGTAATAGATTAGGGAGAACAACTATATTTGACCCAAATGGTGAAAATGCAGGTGACTATTTTGAACTAGGATTCTTTGGTAATGCTTCTAAAGGGGAAACATTCACTTATTATACACCTAAAGTTCCTATTGAACCTACTTATCCAACTAGAGAAATCACAATCCTTTATGATAAAGTAGCTAAGATTAGACCTTGGGCTATTAGAAATAGTGGTTCATGGAAATCTTTTGTGACTAAGAATATCCACATGGTTAGAAGAACGAGAGATAGTTGGAATAGGGCATCTACTGAAATAAATGAGGAACAAGTAGGACAGATAATTCCTAGAGACCCTAGATGGGGCTATGTAGAACCTCCTGGGTCTGGTGTGGTTAGAGGAAACTATATCCGTAAAGATGGTAATTGGAAGAGACAAGGAAAGATTGGTAGATAATGGCTTACGAAGATAACAAAAACACAAGACTGAATGAAACATCTTTCAAGAGTTATAATGAGAATCCTAAAGATAGATGCTGGTATGATAGCTGTGACTGTGAAGACATTCCCATTGCTGATTGTGATAGGCTTGTGGAAGAGAATAACAAAGGTGTAGGACGGTTTGCTTGTATGGCAGAATCACAGAAGTGCTACAACCCTAAATTCTTCTCATCATTCATCAAGAAACTAGCTTGTCAGCTTAACCACTACATTGAGAATATCTGTGCATTGTGGGATATGGTACAGTGTATGGGTGAGTATGTAGCTTCTATTGGAGATATGGGTAAAGTACACACGAACTACTCTCGTAACTCTGCTGTGTCTTCTGCTACATTCTACTACCCTATCACTAAAGAGTATGACATTGACCTCTACATGGATTCTACTACTGGTGTTGACTTTGAGAATGATGACAAGCGTAGACAGCTCACAGACAGACAGTATCGTGTGTTCCTACGTTGGTGTGCTGACGGTACTACCCTTAAAGCCACAGAGGATAACACAATGCAGATTGTAGTCTATCACAGTGGAGAGAGCTATACCACAGACATGGTTAAACAGCGCTCTGTGCATTGGCAAATGACTGGTGTAGTAGATGGTGCTATGGAAATGTCTGATACAATCATTGTGCCTGCTGGTCAATACATTAAGGTAAGGGTTGTTCCTGAGAATGAAGCTAGTGGTGTGTTCAGACTTCACCAATTCAAGGTTGAGTATGTACCTATCATTGAAGGTAAAGACCTACCTGACTGCTTGAAGTTCACAGAGATTCCTAAAGATGACTGTAACTGTGATGATAAAAAGAATAAATAAAAAGAGCCAATTAGGCTCTTTTTATTTATATGAAGAATCCTTTATGTATCTCAAATTCTTTATCAGATAAGTTAGCAAGCCACACACAAGGTGGTAGATGTCCACTCTCTAATTGTGATGCAAACTTATGTAAATACTTTCTTGGCTTGTCTGCTATGAATACTGCAAATACTTTCCCAGTATCTAAATTTTTTACTTCTACTGCAATCCCAATATCAACTATACCTTTAACTCTTTTATAAGTAACTCTTTGGTAGATATTATTTATTACATACTTATCTTTTAATAATTCTAAATATCCCTCTTGATGTTTTTCCATCTTTACCCTCTCAAATATAAAACTCTCCAAGTATAGTAACTCTATCATAGGGTTCTTTAAACCATAATATATTTGGCATACTTCTATCACTAAATAATGACCATCCATTGTGGAGTTGACTAGAACCTTCCTTATCAGCTATAAAAAGAGTATAACGATTTTGTCCAATAGGTAAAGCTCTTTCAAATTCTACTACACTACCATAAAATCTTTTATAACCAATATCTTCTATCTCTATGTATCCCCTTGTAGGGTAACGAGTAATAGTATACTTTTTGTCCTGTATAGCTTTTACTACTTTACTTATATTTGTCATATCCACATTCCTTTCCTAATCAATTTTACATGTCCTTTGTTTAATAACACACAGCGATTCTCTAAACTGTTACAAGGATTTAAAATATAGGTGAATCCATAATAGGATTTTGTTTGTCTCTCATCAGCAATGAATAGATAACCTTTATCCAACAGTCTAGCATAACCCTTCACACCATCATAGAGGTTTAGTGCTCTTAAGCAAGGTGATTTAAACTCATGACCCCAATTAGTTTTTAGCTGATTATCTGTGAGGATAGTTAAGGCTCTATCTCTAGGCATCATTATCATATATAGAACCCTCCTACTGGTGTTATGGTTATGTCACCTTCATGTACCCAAAAACACCTACCCTTAAACCATGTTACTTCAAATACAGCAGACCCATCATGTAAATAGTCTTCATTAGGTTCATCAGCTATAAATAGAAGGTCTTTTTCATTATCTCTATCAAAGATTTCAGCAACATACCCAGATATATTTACCAAATCATAACACCGATTAAGCACACATTTCTTAGGAGTATTAGGTACTATCCAATATTCATTGTCTAAGGCTGTATTTATAATTTCTTTTAACTCTTCTGCTATTCCCATGATAACTCCTTAAATATAAAACCCACAAGGCTCTCTAAATTCTATATCATTTTTATCTGCCCACCTACACCTAGAGTCAAAGCAATCTGTGGTGAATAAAGAGGGAGCATTATGGAAATACATTGTATTCTCTATGTCAGAAATAAAGATAGAATCACCATAGTCATATTCTGGATACCAAAATTCCACAAAGTACCCAGGAACATTTACTAAATCATAAACATTCTTTAGCACACATCTTTTTGGTGTTCCTGATACTTTTACAAAGTCTGTATCTGTGTTCTTCCTTATTACTTCTAATAATTCCCCTACTGTTTCCATAATACACCCTTACACATAAAATCCTTTAGAGAACTGCTCTGTACCTAAGTCTATTTGTCCTGTGAATGGTAGCTCATAGCACCTAGCTTCTAGTGATAAGATAAACTTAAATATCTTATGACCATTGTGGAATCCACTTGTAGGCTTCTCAGCTATAAAGAGAATACGCTTCTCCTCACCTCTATAAAATCCAATGGCTAGGCATCTAGTCCCAAACAAATCAACCCACTGTGGAATCTGTTTAGGGAATGAGATACCCTTCTTAGCCTTCCTTCTTAAAATCTCAATGTCTATCATTTCTTACCTCTTATATATCTACCATACAAGGCTTGATTACCTTTTAAACCTAATACATGCTCTGTGTAAGCTACATAGCCTGTATTTACCATATAAGGGTAAAGCATATTCTGTTCAGCTCTAATGAGCTTACGTTTACGTCTGAGCTTCTTAAGTTTTCTGTGGTCAAGAGTATCCTTTATCTCATTACCAATCTCTTTATAAAGCTTCTCAAGCTCTATATACTTGTCTGATGCTTCATCAGCGGTAAGACTCTGGGTAGTCTTCATAATACCACAACTCCTCTCCATTACGCTTAAGGATAATATCTACATCACCTTCTTTAGTTCTTGTGTACACAGTATCATCACCAATCCATTCTCTAATGAATCGGTTTCGTGTGACATAATTACTAATTTCCAAGGTGTGGTAGCAGTTTCCTAGTTCATCAATCCTTTTTAGAATCCACACTTTCTTTATAATACTCATACATGCTCCTTGATATAACAATACCTCTAGTAATGTTTCTTGGTTTACTCTCTGTTCTGTGTCTAGTAATCAATCCACCTTTGAATACATATAGTCTATAACCTAACAACATTTGTGTGACATCATGAGGTAGCACAAGTCTCTCTTTGTTTTCTAAGAAGGCTTGTTCTGCATACCAATTCATGAACTCATAAGTGAACTTTTTATACTCTTCTAGTCTATAAGGCTTACCTGTGATATAAGAGAACATCTCTCTAGCTTTCTCAGGGATAGCCTTAATAAAGTCAATCTTAACACACAGCTCATTGATATAACTAATGTCAGAAGCTAGTTGATAAGCCATAGGATAGCTGATTCCATAGATATTCTCAAACTCAATGAATTGTCTAGCAATCTCTGAGGTCTTCCACTTATAGAAATTATCTTTAGGTAGCTTATCTAAGAAGTCACAAGACACAGCAAGTAGGAACTCACCCCTACTAAGACCAGTTATACCTCTCTTTGAAAGTGGAGTTGTATATCTAGGAACTATCACAGTCTTCTCACTATCTAGCTTTTTGGCTAATAGGTTTAGCTCTTTAAGTGTAATCATACCTTGTCTATTCGTATGTCTTCTAACAAAGTCCTTATCACCCACAAGACGATATACAAGCACAGTAAGAAGTTTTTCTCTGATAGGTACAGGGTGATTATTCATTGTCCTAATGAGAATCTGTGACATTTTATCAAGGTATTTAAGGTTGTTTGGATAGTGCTTACGATACAAGGGATTTCTTTTCATGCCATTCAAGTCATACTTATACTCAAAGGCATCTCGTCTTAGGAGTACATACTCTTTAAGACCTTCTAATGTTATTGTCATATTTACCCTCCTAGATGCACACAAGAAATGTTGTAGTCTAACTAGGTTAAACACAATAGGCAAGCTATAATTTAGATAGAAAGGAATAGACCTAAATTATTAAATATGGAAAGGGGGTGTATTGTGTGCATTTAGGAAGGAAAATCCTTCCACGCTAGAATTATAATAGGAGTAAAAATCATGACGAGGGTTTCCCCTCATGGAACTGGTAGGTAATCTGTCTAATGGGAAAACGTATTACAGGTAAAATCAGCATGAAAATTTAACAAATTAAGGAGTGTCCCCTACCAGCTCTATGAGAGGAGTGACTAGGTGTTAATTAGAAATTAAATCTTTCTTTAGTTATAGTTTAGTTGGTTAGTCACTCACCCTATTATTTAATTACTCTGCATCAGACCAATCGTCTGTGTCTACATCTACGTCATCATCAGAATCATCTTCATCAAGAGCGAAGAAGTCTACAACGTTCCATGAAGGCTTGTCATTGTAAGGTTGACCCTCTTTAATCACAATACCAACATATTTACCTTGAAGGTCATCAGTATCTACAGCTTCTTCATCTTGCATACCTAATGCTGAGAGTAAGCTGTAAAGTTGTTCACGTCCAATCTTGTTATCCAACATGAATGAAGTGATTGTATGAGGAGCATTTTGACCAAAGTCACCTTTAAGTGTCACTTTAACCATATCAATCTGTGAGCGTGATACAGTCTGCTCTACACCTTGGATAACAGCTTCATATCTGCCAGGTTCATAGGCAAAATCTTCTCTTTTAGTTGCTTGTACAGTAATAATTGACATTATTCTTTAACCTCTTTCGTTTTTGCTTGTGTGCTACCATCAGTCAATCCCACAACAACTTCCCAAGTAGGGTTGATAATTGTGTCAGGAATTACTAGACCAGGTTTACGAGTTACTTTTAGAGTGTAGATAGGATTTCCTGCAAGACGTACTTGGTAGAAGTCCTTAACTTTTTTCTCACCTTTAACAATCTTAGATTTAGTCACACGCTCTGTATGACCAATGATACGAGATGATGCTGTGATATACTTAGCCACACTATCCATAAGGTTAGGTACAGTCTGTGCTGGTACATTCTCATCTACTACATCTTCAATGTTCAAGTTCTTCTCTTGTGCAATTACATACACATTCTTACCTTGATAAGATAAGTCTACAAGCTCATCAATGAATGCTTTCAAACGAGTAGATGCTTCACCATAGTGGTTAATAAGCATCTTCTTAACATTATTAGTTTCCATAATGTCCTTGTAGCAAAGCTCTTGAACGTTTGTTAAGTGGTCTACAGCAATACTGTCAAAGTCTTTAGCATAGCTTAAGGCTTCAATCACGTCATTCCAACTAGTACACTCAGCTACAGAGAAACGGTCATCTTGTTCCACAGAAGCAAGTCCACGGTCTGTGTCAATAATCAATACACTACCAGGTAATGAGTTGATAAAGCTAGACTTACCAGAACCAGGTGCTCCATAGAAAACTGTCATTGTGTGTAGCTTAATCTTATTTAACTTTTTTAGTTTCATTCTTCCCTACTTTCCAGTTGAACCATATCCACCACGGTCAGCATTACCAAGGGTTATAACTTCCTTGAAATGTAACTCAGGTTGGTTTTTCATAATTCTGAACTGACACAAGCGATGTCCTTTTTCAATACTTCCAGCCTTTGTAGCATAGAACTTAGCACCCCAAAAGTCATTATCTCCACAGAAAGAGTTATCAATGATACCCATACTGTTTGTGAGTAATAGTCCTGTGTTTTGGAATGTACTTGAGCGTGGTAGTATGTGTGCTTCATAGCCTTTAGGAAGCTCCATAGCCACACCAAAGTCAATTACTACTGTGTCACCAGCTTTATAAGTTACTTTTGTGTTGGATTCAAGGTCAATCCAATCTCCAACTACAATACGATTGACAGGGTTCACACCATCATCTCGCACCTTTAATTTAATTACTTTGAAATTATGTAACAATTCATATAGGTGTACAAAGAAGTTCAATGCAAAGTACACAGCTACAATAATCACAAGGGTTAATTCAATCTTACTCAATCATATCTCCCAACTATTTGCTAAAAGTTCTAACATTATTTTCATATCCTTAAGAGCATCAATATAATAATCTTCTGATACAGTTCTGCATGAAGTTATTATAAAGTCATATTGGAAATCATCAAAGTCTTCTAATAAGTCTCTTGTAACAAAAACAACTTTCTCTGTGAAGTATACATCATTAGTCCCTCTTTCCAAGGCTCTATCAATGAAAACTAATGCTTTCTTTAAGTCATGTATACCATTTTTATACTTGAATCTCCACACATACTTAACTGCTGATGCTACTAGAGGATTTATACCTGAGAACATCCAGAAGTCCAAACACTCAAGGGTATTCTTATTATACCTTTCAGCTTTTACAATATCTTCACTCATTACTTATCTCCTTTGTTAGTATAAATTATGTTTAAGACAAAGAAAAAGATTATCAGAAGATAAAGGTATTTATCTAAATCACCCATTACTTCTTACCTCGTCTGTCAATATAGAACACGGAGATAATAAAGATACAAAGTAGAGCTTGCTCTAGTAAATTATATAAGTTATCACTCACGATAATCTCCAATCATCCTAATCTTTAGTCTATATTCAGCCAAGTCTTCCTCAGCCTTAACTAACTCCAAGTAACGGATAGGTGATAGTGTTACAGAGGTTACTCCATCAATACCACCGAGAAGGCTCTCAATTCGCTTCTCTTCGGTTTTTCTATAGTTATCTATAATATACCCAAGTTCATCTTTGTCATCTTCTAGTGACGTTTTAGAACCTTGTAGGACTATTACAAAGTAAATAGATACACATAGAGCTATAATCAGTACAGTAATTACTGCTAAAAGTGCTTCAATCATTCTACTAACCTATAGTGCTTCACAGTGAAGCCATCACCTTTCGTTGTTACTACTACTTTATCTTCTGTGAGCTTATCTTTTAAGCCTAAGTAATAGGTATCACCAGTATAATCTCCATCAATGGTACTTACTACTACTTCCTCACAGTAATCTTCAAAGGCTTTGAATGTTCTTGCTCCTCCAATGACCCAAACATCTCGGTCAGTCTCTTTTTCAAACTGTAAGACCTCCTCCACAGAGTTAGCAATGTAGACATTCTCATCATCATAGCCATCAATCTCATCTTTGTGTGTCAATACCACATTGATTCTACCCTTAAGGGGTTTACTTCCGATTGATACCCATGTAGCTAGACCCATAACAACTACTCCACCTGTTGTTTGGTTTTTAAAGTAGTTAAGGTCAGCTTTATTAGACCAAGGTAACTTTCCTTTGCTACCAATCAGTCCATTTTTATCTTGTGCCCAAATAAACTTAAGCATCTTTTTTCTCTTCTTCTTTTTCAATCTTGATTCCATTGAAGGTCACACGTCCATCTCCAAACTTAACGCTTGTGATAATCTTATCTTCACCTTCAAGGAACTTGTTTAGGTTTTCATCAAACTGCTCTTGATTAGCTGTTTTGAATGTTTTAGTAAAAGTATCTTTACCCATACCTTACCTCGCTTTATAATAAACAATAGCCGTATAGTATGTAGAATATCCCCATTTAGTAGTAGCCAAAGATATACTTACATCTTCCTTGTCTTTGATAAATTTATTTATCGCTTTTTCAAGGTCAAGTTTACTATTATCTTCAAAAAATGTACATTCCATATAAAAGTTAAGGCTACACAGATAAACCATGTAGCCTATCTCCTTTAATCTACTTTAACTAGGAACGCTTCATGATTGAATTGAGGGAAACGTTCTTCAATTTCAGCTTTGGTGAATTTACCAATCTTGTCAGTACCATGACCAAGCACGTCAGCTTCTTCTGTGAATCCAGAAAGTTCACCGTTAGCATTGATAGCAATGTATGGTGCTTTAACACGACGTGGTTTCTTACCTACGAAGATAATGTATTTATCTTCTGTTGATTGAGCTGATGGAATTTCTACTCCCATAGCTTGAGCGAGTGCAACGATTAGTTCTACATTAGTCATTTTACATGACCTCCTTAAAATTTATTATGTAGAGGGTTTATTGTGATTAGCTCTACCACCACAAGACTAGTTTATCAAAAACGTGTTACCTTGTCAAGAGGTAAATTAAACTTTTTTAAAACTTTTTTCAATAAATTCATCTAAATCTTCTACAACATCACCAATATAGACTTTATAGAAGTAGTCATATACTCCAGGTTGTCTCTTTTTTGGTGGTGTGTACATACGAAGATTAGGGTTTTTGGCAATCATTGTGGTTAGTTCACAGAATTGCTCAAACATATCAGCTCCACGGTACTTATTGTAAGGGAATTTAATATGCTTCACACGATACATACGACCTTTTAAGACCTCTTTAGGGTTCACACACTCAAAGCAAAAATCTTTTACTTTATAGCCTAACTTGGTCATGACTTCCATGTACATGTTACCTTGAAGACTATATCTCATTTCTGCTTCTTGTGGTGCTTCACTATAGGTCTTGTAGTCAATAAGAGACACAGTACCATCACCATTATCAATCACAGCGTCAACAAAGCCTATAAACTCATGACCATTAGGGAGTTCAAGTTCAATCTTCTTCTCTGTCTCTACTACTTTGGTGAAATCTACAGTTTCACCTTCCGCAAGATAGCGCTCCACAGCAAGTAGCCCTGTGTGTCTAGCTTCATCATTGAATGGAGAGTGCTCATGCACTTTAAGGGTCATCTCCTTAAGCTGTTCTTCTGTGAGTTCTCCATTGTGCTGTGCCATCAGTTCCATAGCTGTGTGAAATACTGTACCTCTATCCATATACTTTGTACGGTCAGGGTCAGGTATTTCCTTATAACCAGCAATATACTTACACCAATGTTCCCAAGGGTTCTCTAGGTAGGTATTCACACGGGATACACTAAATTTCATATAACCCTCACCCTACTTTCACAAAAGATAGTTTATTAGGGTTTATATGGATAGTATATTCTAAACGGTTATCATTACCATAAGCAATTAAAGAGAATAATTCTCCTTTATAGAAACAATCAACTATTTTCCCCTTAGCTTCTTCTGATGCAAACACAGTTAAACTATCACTATTTCCTAATTTAATGTAAACTCTACACAACCCCTCAGTATCAAGTAGTGTAAAGGAATGACAGCAAATTTCCATTATAATACCTCATCTTTCTATTTCTGTGACAACTTAGGTAGAATTTCATCTACAAGGATTGAGTAATTAGGCGCTAGAAGATATTTACTAATATGAGCAATAAATGCACACACAAGTACCACTATAATTGCAGTTATTAGCTTCTTAAAAGTGCTCATATTGTTATTTATATTCTTCTGTGTAAGGGTTTTAGCGTAATCATATCTACTTAAATCACCTGGAACATCTCTATAATCTAACCCAACCCAATCAACAATACAATTTTTATAGATTCCCACTAATGAAACTGCTAAAATAACAACTATAATAAACAGAGCAAATGAAGTTTTACTTAGTACAGTATAGTAAGTCCACTCTCTCACAAGTTGTTCATAGAGCTGTGGTGTGTTGTCTTTGATAGAGCCTAGTAGTTCAGAGATACCATCTATAGATATATTCATACCTTTTGCTAATGCTTCTAATAAATTATCCATAATTATAACTCCAATTCTTTAGCAAACTGCCAAGCCCATGAAAGAGGAGAATCCTTAAACATCTTCTCTGTTATCTGTGTAGTAGAATTTTTTGTATGTTCTATCAGCTTATCAATAGAGTAGTAGTTATGGTCATCTAAAACCAATGTACCATTATTGTATGCAAGTAATCTCCTATACCTACCACCCTCAACAGGGATAGCTACATAGTAGTGTTTTTCATCTACTTCATAACCATTTACCCAAGCATAAGCAAACTCATTAGAGTTTGTTCTAGCCCACTTAGCGCACTTAAATGCATCACCATTAAAAGTTTCAGCGATAGACATACCAAACTTATCTACTGGGTCTAATGCCCCATAAAGTGTAATACTACAAGACTTACAATATTCAATCCACTCAGCTATATCTCTTGGAATTAAAAGTGTTTGTTTCATGGTTTACTCCTTATTCTCTATAAAGCTCAATCATGTCAATACTTTGGATAGCAGACTTTTTAATGTAGCTTGTTTGTACAACCTCTACTTCATCATCTACAGTCTCAGACAAAACATCTAGTGTAATAAATTCTGAACCTTCTAATAACTTATTAAAAATATATAGAAGTTCTTCCATTTTTAATGTACTAATACATGTATAATCTCTATCACTAAGATTTATAGAGAATTTTGTAACCTCTTTTTCATCTTCAAGAGCAGAAGATTTCAACATATCTATGCTAAAGGATACAATATTACCTCTCCAGTCCTTTATAACATTATTTAATCGCTCTTTATCAGTTTGTGTAATCATGGTTGTTTCCCCTCTTGCAAGTAATGAATGAGAGTATCAAACCTCATGCCTTGTGAATAATCTGCTCCAGTACGCTGTGTTCTCTCTACATTCAAATCATTCTTCACTGTGGTAAGTTTCTTATCTAACTCATTCACTCTGTTCAGCATCAGCATTAGTGCTAGGCTTAGGAGCAATAGTAGACACCCACTTACCAGACAATACAGCTTCAATAACTTTCTTTTCATTTTCTTCTGTTATTAGTCCTTTTCTATCTAGGGCTTTGATTGTCTGCATACGAGTTTTACCAATCTGTTTAGCTTTTCTGATGATACGTCCAATATTTATATCAATAGTAGGTACACCTTCATTGACATATTGCATCATATCTACCTCAAAAATCTCTGATAGTCGCTTAACATTGGTAGCAGACGGTAAGTTATGACCATTTTCCCAACTAGCCACACGAGAGTTATTATTATAACCCAATCGCTTAGATAGTTGCATTTGTGTCATTTTGTTTGAGAGACGTAGCTCTCTAATTCTTCTTCCTAGTACGCTCACTAATTGTATATCCTCTTGGCTTTCCATTGTAATGCTCAATTAGCACACCAAGCTCCACAATGAACTCCTTAAATTCAGGATACTCTTTAGCTAGTTCTTCTTTATTAGTTGACTTAATTGTAAACTTATTAGGCTCTACAGCCCAACCAGTGCTTCCATTACCATATTTACAAAAGTAGTGTTCTGATGGCAACTTAATTGCATAAGTTTTCTCAACCTCTTTCTCAAGGTAACGTCCACACAGAACAGCCAATCCTAAGCGTTTAACAATATCTTTTACATCATCAGCCTTCTTACCTCGTGCTAAACGGATAAACCAAGGTTGTGATTGTCTTACTTTAGACATAAATACATAGTTAATGTAGCCTAGTGTGCTAATTTTATCATAAATCCCACTAACATCTAGTGTGTTGAAAAATTTAATTTCTTCTTTGGATAATTCAGGTACTTCTACAGATAGTGTAGCTCTTTCTTGTTTAGGTAACTCCTCTTCTCCGTAATAGGCTTTTACCTTATCCAAGTATTCAGCTCTAATTGTTTCCATTTTACTAGAGATAAACTTGTTTAAGATGAATGGTGAGATACCAATTTCCTTACTTAACTGAGCTTTACTCATGGTCTCAAGACTTTTTAAAATTTGTTCTTTCATGTCTTGCTCCTTTCTACATATACTAGTTTAACCTATATTCGGATATTTGTCAAGAGGAAATTAGAGAAAATTTAAAAATTTTCCCTTTTATTTTCCATCTTCTTTTAATTGGTCAGTTAAGCAAGCACTGCAAGGAGTGACTTCATAGCCTAAAAACATTGCCAATACTTGATTAGCCACACGGGACTGCTCTAAAAACACAAACTTAACCTTATCATTAGCAATATCTACTTGCCATGCTTCAAAGGACGTTATCACAGCCACGAGAACATGTTTTAACAAGCACCAAAGTTCAGGGTTACCATTATCATTAGCTTGTGATTTAAGTAGCTCCATAGCCCTTCTACGCTGTTCTGTGACCTGCTGTAGTGTCATTGTAATCTGATTTACTTTGTCCTTTGTGTCATAGATAGCAATCTTGTCTTCTTCTGACTGCAAGTCTGGTGTGTCAATATTATACCAAAACTTAATTTGGTCTTCATATTTACGGATAAGAATTTCAAGATGGTATTCACTAGCACCTAAGTGCATGATATTAGTAATAATATCCTCAGTAATACCAACTGAGCTGTTCTTGTTTACTGTCATGTATTAAACCTCTGTATTCATACCTCACAAAGTAGGTAGATTTAGTCTTATTGAACATGAGGTCATAGAAGGCATAAGCTCTCTCATAAGTGAGAAACAAATGCTCTTCTACTAATTCCCCATCAAAGTATTCGTCAACTGCGTACATACTCTCTAAAACCATTTCTGATAATGAACTTAGCTAGTTCCTCTACCTCTGGTGTGTTAGCTGGATAGTGAATCTGTAACTGATTACCCCTATCACCCACAGCATAAGTAAAGGCTATATTGTGTGAGACGTAGCGTGTTTTCATAAAGGTTACAGCGCTGTTGTGCATAATCATAAAGTCTATGTTAGATGGTAGTCTAAAGTTGAGCTTGTACATTTCATCAAAACTAGCAAAAATAGTAACATTTTCTCCATAGTGTTTGTTAATGTTTCTAAGCCCTTTTATAAACTTACACATTACATATTCTCTACCCTCTACACTAATCTCATACTTAGGTTCATAATCAATTTGGTTTCTACAGTAGTGCTCTATATCTGCTTGGAAGCACAGTCTATTCTTCTCTCTAAGCTCTTTATAGTCTTCCATAGAGTAACTGTACTTGTCGTATAAGTGCATTAGTGTCCTCCCCAACATGAAGAAACTTCCACATCAGCCACAAGAGGGATAGGTACATCTAACCCTTCGACTATAGGAGGATTCTCCATAATTGATTGTAGTTTAGGTACTAGCTCTTCTACATAGTCATCTTTAATCTCAAAGAGAATGGCATCATGCACAGAGCCTAGTACATTAAATCTTGTGTGGTCTAGTTCCTTGCTGAATACAATCTCAGCTAAAGCACTGGTACACAGGTCAGACCCAAAACCTTGCACTGGTGAGTTAATAGCTTGTCTTTCATCAGCAGAGCGCTTCTTAAAGTCATATCCATTGATGTTATCAAACCACCTTTTACGTCCAATAGGAGACTCAATATATCCATGCTGTCTAGCAAATTCCTTACACTCTTCATGCCACACAAGCAATCTAGGATAGGCATTAAAGAAATCAGCACGGATTTTCTCACTTTCCTCTTGTGTGATAGTAAGCCCAAAGCCAAGGGCATACTTTATGAAAGTTTTTGCAACCATACCATATAAAAAACCGAAGTTCGCACTCTTGCTTTGGGTACGCTTTCTCTTCTGCTCATCATGGCTTAACTCACTAGTATCACCAAACAGAAGCTCTGTAGTCTTACTGTGCAAGTCACTACCTGATTGATAAGCATGTTGCATATTTATGTCACCTGACAACCAACTAGCCACACGAAGCTCTAATTGTGAGTAGTCCAGCTCTGCTAGTTTCCAACCTGGTCTAGCTTCAATAAGGTTACGCACATAACTGTCCTGGGGACATTGTTGTAAATTAGGGTTGTTACAAGTAGTTCTCCCTGTCCTTGCTGTAATGTTAAAGCTAGGGTAAATCTTACCATCTACTTGTAGGTCTTCCCATGATTCAATAAAGGTAATCAGCTTAGATATACGCTTATACTCAAGCAAGGTATCTACACAGTCATTACCTACATAGTTAGATAATGTATCTACCCCCACAGAAGGAGCACCAGCCTTTGTACGCTCAACTACTTCAAGCCCTTGACCATAACCAATAACCACAGGGAGATAATGCTTAACCATCTTGACTTTACCATCAATGTTATGCTCTTTCTTGTGTGCATTGGCTTCTTTACGTTCCTTGAACTCAGCAATGGTTTTACCCTTAGAGTCTACCACAGCATAGGTATTAGGTAATCTCTCACCTTGCTCATCATAAACTGGTTCATCTTTAGGAGCAAAGAGAATACTTGCTACTTGTGCATTAGAGTTCCAGTTTATATCTCCATAGGTCAATAGTTTTTCTGTGTAAGGTCTAAGCTCTGTTTCCAGCTTTTCAAGCACCTCATGTCTTCTAGGACTGATAGGTACTCCACCTTTTTCAACCTCATAGTAGGCTTTATAGACTCTCATTTCATGCTTAAATACCTTAAGCAAGTCATAGCGTGCAATTTTCTTTTGGAAAATCTTCAAGAGCTTCATAGGGTACAGAACATCATCAAGACCATAAGCCTTAAATTTATCTGTTATTTCTCCTACCTTAGCTTCCTTGGCTATATCATACTTAACATGGAAATACTTCTCTGTAAGTGGTTTAAGACCTAGCTCTTCTTCTCCACAAACATGAGCAAGCACAAGAGTATCTAGCCATAAGTTTAAAGAGATGCCAGTCTTAACATAAAGGAACAGTAAGTCAAATTTACCATTGTGGGTAACTAATTTACATTCCTTGAGCTTTTTCATCAAGGCTAGCTGTCTCTTCTTACCTAGTTTTTCCCAGTTAAAGAACTTACGAGTATATTCTTGTGTCTCTTTGTGAGTGAAACCTAACTGAATTGAGGTAATAGCATGTCTGTGTCTATCAAGCCCTTTAGTCTCAATATCCAAGCAAACTGGTTTTGAGGTGTCTATTGTATTTAACATTCATTCCACCCCAATCCTACAAGTAAATCTTCTACATAACCATTATAGAACCCTACCATGTCTCTTCCACAGTAGACCATCACAGAACCATACTGTGTGAGCATTAGTTTTGTAATCATTCTATCTTCATCTAGCAATAGTACCTCACTATACTCTAGTCCTAGACTACCACTCCTTTTCGTTGGTTTTATTGATATAAGTGCCATACTATACCCCCATAGAGATTGCTTTCTCTAACCAATATTGACGAGAAGCCATTCTCACAGCTTTAAAGTATTCGCTTTTACCCTTTAGGGATTTAGGTTTATATGGCTCAGGTTGTCCTAACCACTTATCAACATAAGGTTTTGAAGCCTTACCATAGACTTTCTGTGGTACATTATTGATAGCTTCCCATTCAAGCCATTCAATAGCTTCTTTACTAAGAAAAGGAAACTTGTGTATGTATTGTGGTTGTGGTAAGTTTAGCTGTTTAAGGTTTCTGATGATATTACTCTTCATAAATCCACTCTCAACATATTGGATAATATATGATTGTATACTTAAATCTTTACTCTCAGCGTCTTCTATGAGTGTTTCAAAGAACCACACAACAGAATCACAGCCATTCTCAAGTATATCATCAAACCAATCAAGGTCTGTATAACCTCTATATACCTTAGTCATCTTCATCACCTGCCAATACATCAAAGTCTGTCTCAGGAGCTTCATAAGCACTCTCACCTTTGCGTGCATAGGCTCTACAGCCCATGTTATCATCTACCACAAGGTCATACACATCTCCTGATTTATGATTACGGAAATATGTAGTAAGGGTACTTGAGTTATTGGATTTACGTTGAAGAAGAATCATAGACTCATACCAACCTTCAATAAAGGCTGAACCATACATGTCAGCAGTTTGAATCTTAGCTCCACGCTCTAGCTTTCTACTGTGGTGAATTAACATAACAGCACAACCAGTATTCTTAGATAGCTTTGTGAGAATCTCTAAACGCTCTACAATGTCTTGGTGACGGTTAATATCTCCACTACCAAAGAGTAGATACATAGGGTCAATGATTAGGAGCTTAATTTCTAATTCTCTAATATCATTTTCCAATTTGTGCATTTGTTGCATATTGATAGAGTCTTCCACAAAGTAGATAGGAGGAGGTGTCTCAGAACCAGTAATGGCATAAATCTTATGTTGTTCCATAGACAAGTTATTCTCACCTTGGATAATCAACACAGCCCCTTGCTTAACCTCTCTACCATCAAAAGGCTTACCAGTAGCCACAGCACACGCTAAATTGAGGGCAAAGGTTGACTTGAATGACTTAGAAGGTGCTCCAATAATTCCCACAGAACCATTCTCCCAAAAATCTTCAATGAGCCAAAAGTCTGTAGGGTCAAAAGGTGTAATCTCATCTACACGGACAATATTAAACTTGTTCTTTTTCTTTTCACCTTTTTGTCTAACAGTAGATAGGGTTTTACCCTTATTTTCCTCAATGGTTACTTTCTTAGAAAGCTCTGTAACAGGTTCTACAGCTTCTTCTTCACCTTCTTCTGACTTAGCAAAGGCTCTGTGTACTTCTGCATCTACTGTCTCTTCTGTGAACTTAGCCATCTTATCAGGAGCATTTAAGAGTACAAATTTAACCTCTTCCTTACTAGCTCCACCAAAAATCATCTTCTGCTCTAATTTCCAAGCCCATTCAGACCTATCAATAGCAAGCTGATGAGTGAACTCAGGAAAGGCATTGTACTCAGATAACACAGTATCTAAATCATATTGAATATACTCAATATCTCCTTCATCAGCCATCTTGCGTGTAGAAATGTCTACGTCCTCTAGGAACTTCACAAACTCACGTTTACGATACACAGTACCATCACCCTTCATACCACTTACTTTAAAGTCTGTAGCATACTTGTGATTCACAGTACCAGGAATACGGTATAGGTGTACAATATCCACACCACAAGGGTCAAAGTCATATTTCTTAACAAGTTTTCTACACAGAACCTCATGCTCTTGTGGATTGACCTTATTATCTAATATCCACACACCTTGGTATTTGTTAGGGCTTGTTTCCCAAAAGTAACTAGGAGGTAAGTCTGTAGGAATAGGTGCTCCATCAATATCTTGTGCAATGATATAAGTATCTTGTGCATTAGTCTTCTTACGTTCTTGTCCACCTGTAGGAGTGAAGGATAAATACAAGTCATATTTATCTCTTAGAGCTTTAACTTGTGAGCCAATCATTCTTACATAGTGTTTTGCTTGCTCAAAATCACGACTAAATCTATCCTCAAACTCAGGGTCTTCCTTTGCTTTACGCTCTAGGTAATACTTTTTGTTTACCCCAAAGTTCACAAGGTCTTTTTCTCCAAAGTTTCGTTGTAAGAGTTCAATAAACTTATTCTTAGGCATATCCTTCTCCTTGTACAAAATAACCATCTCTAGGGTCTGCATCTTCTGGGATTCTTGACCTGATTGATTGTCTATCATAATAGTCAAAGGCTTGCCACAAAGGCTCTAATGTTCTCTTCACAGTAATTGAAGGGTCTAACTTGTGTAGCAGATTCTTCACTACCTTACTACTCTTCTGTCTTAGGAATTTAACAAAGTAAGATACCACAGACTTTAGCTTTCCCACAGAGGATTTAATGCTTTCAGTTTCCACAGTAGAGCCTAGAATTTCCTCTGGTTTTACCTCTTCCCCAAGGTATTCCACACAAAGCTCAATACACTTATACTGCTCATGTTTCTCTGAGTAAACCTTAATCAACCCTAATTCTTCTAAAAGATTATAGTTATTGATATAAGTTCTGTAATTTACATTTCCCATAATGTCCATTACTTGCTCAGTAGTAAATTCAATAATTCTGGAATTATTCATGAAATAACTAGACCAAAATAGAGCTAGTAATTGCACAGCTCTAAAAGGTAACTTCCAATCTGATAACCAATTAGTATTCACAGAAAGATAATGCTCTCCAGCATAGCTACGATATAGTGTAGTATCAGCTACAATAGTACGTCTACAGAAAAAATCACAGTTAGATTCACTAAAACGAGTATCTTCATAACGTTTAACCAATCCTAACTTCACAAGACGAGTAATTGAGTTAGAGATGGTTTGTGAAGAACAGCCAAAAATATCCACAAGTTGTTGGTTAGTGTAGTGAGAATAAACCTCTTTTTGGTCTTCTTTGGCAAATCCACACAGAAAGCTATACAAGAATATGTCAGATAAGTTCTTTAAATCTTTGTGCTGAAACATATTTACATGTACTTTGAAATACATAAAGTAACCTCTCATTCGTTAATTGATAAATCTAGTATAGCACAATCACACACAGAAAGCAATAGTCAACTTCAAGAAATTTTATATTGTCCCCAAAAAATGTTTGTAGCTTGACTACGAACATTTTGCTTGGTCTAGGGTTTGGTATTTTAGTCATAGGGTATGTATTCTTTTATCACATATACAAGTATACTAATTACTAGTATATAGTATATTATAAAGAAAACTTATATTTCCACCAAATGTGTACATACACTATAATATCTGTGTGGAATAAAATAGAATATGTACTTATTTATCACATATACAAGAGTATATATATAATATAAAGAAAACTTATATTTCCATCAAAAAGCTACATAGTACATTGAGTTTTTGACTTGCATTGTTTTGCTGTGTGTGATATACTCTATATGAAATACATAAGTAACCTTAAAAGGAGAGCAAATCAGCTCTCCTTTTTTCTGTTTATTGGACGTGTTGGTAAATCTTACCTTCTAGGATATAATTTAGTTGCCACATGTTTGTGAACTCAGCACCAAGACTATAAGCTAGGTCTAAACAGTCAAGTAGCTCTTCTTCATCATACCCTTCATTAATAAATCTGTCAAAGATGTCTTTAGGCTTCATGAACTGTGATTTACACATTTCTGTGAGGTAGTCTTCTGCTTTTCCATAACCTTTACCTTTTTCCCACAAGCTAGGTCTTGCTCCTCCAAACTTAGGTGCAAAGTTAGCTAGGTTTGAGGTGCGTGTGTAGGTTGGCTTTGGTTTTGGTGGTACATATTTAGCTACATACTTCCAATCGCTTGTGTCTTGTTCCTGTGCCCATTTAATAAACTTAATCAATCCTTGTGTGTTATATGCATAGGCATATAAATTGATAAATTCATCTGTGGTGTGCTCATGACGATAACTTGCTGATACATTCACAATAGGCTTGTTTAAATGTGGACCAAGCACTGCTACGTCTGTGTATGAACCTGTAGCCATTGTGTAGGTCTTTCGTAGCTCATCAAAGATTTCCTTGTGTGATTCAGGGTCAAAGTCATACGTTACCATTTCATGCCAAGAACGCTCATGAACCCCACGGTCAATCTGGATAAGCATAGAAGCCTCTCTTAGCTCTTCTAACGCATTTTCTTCTACTGCCTTCCTAGAACCCACACAACCTACTTCTTCGTCCGTAGTGAACAAAATATGAGGTCTGAGACCCATCTCAAGAATATCTAGGATAGTCTTAACTCCAACACGGTCATCAGCACCCAAACATTGAATACTAGACTTGCACTCAGGAGATAGCAAGATATAATGGTCTGTTACCAAAATGTCTTCTTCTTCTGGTGTACGGTCTTTTTCTGTGCTTGTAACTGTGCTAAGGGTTGAACCAGTAGAATAATAACTACCATAGCTATAATTCTTACGCTTTGTGTTGATTGTGTCTAAGTGAGCCACAAGACAAGGCTGGTTCTTTTCAGAACTGATTGCTTGAATAGTGTAGTCTGTGACCTTAAGCTGATAACCATAGTCAGCCAATACTTCTGGAAGCCATTCTAGCATTTCTGCTTGTGTTTTTGTAAGTACGTCAATAAATGTGTATGTCATGTTAACTCTCCTTTATGCTAATTCTCTTAGTTCTTGTACCAATGCTGGTAGTTCTTCTGGTTCTTGCTCTTTTTGTTCCTGTAGAGGGATTCCCTTAAAGTCCATATACTTGGATTGGATACTTCTGTATTCTATAGAGTTAAGATATGACCCTAGTGTGTTTCTTAGGCTTAGACTCTTCTCTACATAACCTTTAATGTCATCATAGCCAAAGTCTCTAAATAGCTCTGCTGTTCCTAACTTAGTGTAGTCATTTCTTGCTTGATTCGCCCAAAAGCAGATATTGTTGCTATTTTTATCTCTGTAGTTATCACAAGCAATATCCATACCTTTGATTCTGTTAAAGTCGTCTACTTTCTTGTTAAAGAAGATACACAAGAGAACTGTGGTAAACTCATAGCAAGCCTTTGCTCGTGTTCCAGCAAAGTCTGCATAAGTTCCAGCGTGTGCAATATCATCACCTTTTCTCAAGAAATAGGTACGCATAGCAGGGAATAATTCATATCCTCGTTGTCTAGTATATCCTACAGAATAACCCTTAAGGTATTCAAAACCAAAGCTACGTAAGACAAGGTGTGTATCAGCTCCAGCTCCACTATCTGACTTGTTACAGCTATCATTAAATGCCCACTTATCCACAATAGTTGGGATTGTAAAGTCTGATTTATCTACCCACAAATCCCTAGTTCTGAAAGTGCTACTTTGCATTGTGGAAATGTTAGTAGTATTCCAATCTTTCCACCAATTAGCAACTTCTCCAAATTGACGAATTTCTTCGTCTGTGTAGTCAATTCCAGCCTTCTTAAGCTGTTTGGCTAACTTAGGAGCATTATTAGACTCATCTAAATCAAGTCCAAAATAGTCTTTTACCATACTTGCATAAGTAACTTTTACAAGGTTTGGATTGATTTCTTTAATCTTACTATCAAAGCTCTTAGCAATGAATTTTTGATACTGTGGTAAAACAAGACGCTTGTCCTCATCTTCAATGTAGTCTGTAGTGAGTTTGCGCATTAGCAAGTATGAAAATACTTTAGGATACTTTTTTAAGCTATGCTCTGAGATAAAATGCTCAAGGTCTTTAACCTTGCTCGTAGGCTCTTGATATTGAACCCCTTCATTTTTCTTACGGTAAATAAGCAAGTCTAAAGTCTTAGACAGCTCTTCTCTGTGGTCTTCATACCACTTATCAGGATACTTTAAGAGTGTCCGTTCTTTATCCAATCCTACAAGCACAAGAGGAATAGGAGTAGTTAGGTATTCATCTTTGAAGGTATACCCACTTAGGAACAGCCCTTGATATTCTCTTAGCTTGTCTACCAAATCCCATGAACGGATAACCTCAAGGATTTCAGTATAACTATTCAGTGTCTTAACAGCACTCACAAAATCTTCTGTGTATCCTTCAATGTCTGCTGGTTCTTCAATCTGTGCTAGACGCTCTGCAAGCTCTTTGTTTGTTTTAACCTCTTCCACAATACCTTCAAACTCCTTGCATGTCATCATTGATTCTCTATAAGTTTCCATATTTTCTTTGTTAACTGAACTCATTTTCATTTTGTCTTCTTTCCTTTACTTTATAAAATACATAATTCTTTCACACCGATAAGCTCTCCATGTTTATAGAACTTTCTACCTGTGATATATACCCCTTCGGTATATCCTAACTCCTTCAAGCACTCTGCTGTTATCTTAGATACAATAATACCATCATACTTGTTAAGCAATTCCTGCATTTTTCGCTCTGTGATATTTGAACGATAATATAGCTTAGTCAATTTTATGCCTTCAATTTTTCGTTGTCTTCGCATAGTAACCTCAGCCCTCAAAGGCTCTTCTGTTTCACAAGGCTGTATTGTGGTTACTATATTCCCATGCCTATCTACAATATAAATGTCATGACCTGTTAAGTTTGCTAACATTAGATATAAAACCCCTCCTCAAAGATAATATTGTCTACAAGGTATTCTCTGAGATACTCACCATCAAATACTTCAATCCAGCCATTATTTTTATACTTATTAAACTTAACTTGTCTATCCAAGTATCTAATTCTAACCATTTGACCAGTTTTCAATATTTTATGAGGTGGTACTAATTCAAATATCTTCTCATTTACATCATGCTCTATTGAGTTTCTTTGGTCAAATGCTTGTAGTAGTAAATCGCCACTATTATCATAACCCATAACTGTGCAAGGTCTATGGTAACAAGTAATTTTGTAAACATCATCTTCAATACACCAAACTATGTCTCCTTTTTTGAATTTACTACACATAAAACCCTCCTAGTCTTCGAACGTCTTTAATATCATACTGATAATTCAAATTATCCTTATTTCTACAGCATATTTTCCCACTATCAAAATATTCTTTGAAAGTCAGTATTTCTCTGAGTTTATTATGGAAAAGTTTATCCCCTGGTCTTAGTATACCACCTGGTGGTACAAGCTCAAATTTATCTTTTTCAACTACAAACCTACAGCCATTGTCTAATACTTCAACCCTAATAGTACCATCTTCTCCAAAATCAGTTAAAACCTTACAAGGTCTATGATAGAAAGTAACTGAATATCTATGTACTTTAGACCACACTATATCTCCAACATTAAACAATAAAACCACCAACTTTCCTTACCTCTTTAATATCTGCGCTAATGTGGTATCCCTCATAATGCTGTAATATAACTGTGCCCATAGAGTCGTATCTTAGAAACTTAAGTTTTAACCCTTTATAGATAACTAAGTTACCTTTTTCTAATATACCATCTTTTGGAATGAGTTCAAATTCACAAGCGTCTACTTCATAACCTCCTCCAGTTTTTGCAATTCTCACTACTATCCTACCCAAGTGTAATTTATTTACACTTATAACCTCACATGGTCTATGGTAGCTTGTCATGCTATATCTGTTAGTCTTAGCCCATACCTTATCTCCTACCTTAAACATAGAAACCTTTCCTTTCTACTAACTTAAATAGAGTAAAGTTTGCGTGTTTTGTTGGTCCTTTACCTGCTGTACCATCAGCATATTTTAAAATCTTGACATAACCATAATTAGTATTATCTTCATCAATTTCCACAACTTGACAAAGTAAGCCTTTATCATAAATCATCACATCTTGTGTTAACTCAACTATATCCCCAATTTTAAACATAAAATCCTCCTCTCTCTACAACTTCTACAAGGGTTGAAAACCTATAAAGCGTTAGGTTTAAGTCCATATTTAAACATTTAGCAAAAGCAAGAGCACCACAAACCTCTTTAATTTTATATAAAGTACCTTTCTTGTGTTTTCCATTTGTAGTATTAAGCCTAACTACCATACCTTCTTCTAATTTCATTATCCTAATACTCTCTCTAGCTGTCTAAACTTAATATCAAAGGGTAAATTCAATGCCTTCTGTAAATCCTTACCAAGCAAGAAAGGAGGCTCTTCTTTGTGGTCATAGCTGTATAATACAAAAACCTCAATCAGAAATGTGTCTAATACCTCAACAGTCACACGCTTATTTCTAGCAGTTTGCCAAGCGTTTTTCAGTGTTCTCTTATCCATTCTTTAAACCTCTGCTATATTAAAGCTATCAATTTCCCCACGCTCTATTGTTGGGTAAACCTCATAAATTTCATTTCTAACAATAAAATTATTTTCAGATAGGTAAGTTACTTTAACATTAGGGAAAACCATAATAAGACCCTCCCTGATACAAGTTAAAGTGTTACCGATTATAGTTACTTTTGTTCCATTGTTTGCTGTGTATTCTCTCATCTTATTTACTCCTAATCTGTAATATATATGAATTGCAAGGCTGTGACAACCACAAGCCCACAAAAGATTGTAAGTGAAAAGGTGTAATTTAAGTTAGCTAACACACCATACCCCAAGAAAGTAGGCAAAGCCATAAATTTTAACACTTTTAGTTTATTGATTTTCATTTTATAATACCTCTTTATCTAACATAGCCCTAGAAGGCTCTCACAAGCCCCCTACAGCGTTTTAATATGTTTCCCCTACTCTCATAGTCTCCCACTCTTTAACATCAACAGGGAAGATTATAGGGGCTTTTGTGTCCTCATCATATACTACCACAAAGTGACCTTTACTGTTCCAGAACTTACCTAAAATAGTACCATCATGTAAATCAGTACGCAATTTGCTTTCTTGACTTGTTGGGCTTTCTGTTTGTACTGTTTTAGGCTCTTTACTATCTACCCCAACAGTCACAAAATGTGACCCTATAATAATAATTAGGCAAAATACTACAGCCCCAAACCCTACAAATTTAAACAGATTATAATCGCCATTATCTTTTTTCATGTTATCTTTTTATCTCTCTTTCTCTTTTGTGTTTCTTTAAATCCCAAGGGGGAATTTTACCCCCTTAATAGAATGAACGTCTAGTTTCTTCTACACCTTTACCAAAATCAGCATAAACAGTAAATTCATCAATAGATGGTCTATATTTAGCATAATATGGCAATTCTAAATGGTTAAACAACCAACACAAAGCGTCTCTGTCACTCTTGCTTTCCCCATAAAACTCTTGTACAGTAGGTTTTGAGTCTTTAAGGTTGTCAAGTTTAACGATAAGAGTTCCCCAATGATATAAACAAAATTCGCCTGATTCTTCCCAATATTCCATTGTGTACTTGCTTTGTAGTTCCCCAACGTATCCATAGGCTTTCATACGTCCGTTGATGTTTGCATGTCCTGTTTTGATAGCTTTATTATACAATTTTTCTAGTGTTTTACTCATTTTTCTTTTCTCTCTTTCTTAATTCTTAATAGATAGGTAAGGGGAAGGACTCCCCAAACCTTAGTTTTCAAACCACTTATTAAGTATTATAGTAAATTTTTCCTTGTCATCAGTACAAGCTATATTTCTACCCCAATGAATTAGAATATACTCATCAGCTTCTTGACCTTGTAAAGCATTCCATAGTTTAGTATAAGCATTTATATTGTTGCTAGTAATTAGAAGTAAGTCTTTTCCATTTTTAACCCTTATCTGTTGATTGCTGATTGAAACTTTTAATGTTTTCATTTGCTTTCCTCCGATATAAAGCCTTTAGGCTTCTCCCTCTGATTTTATTATATTTTGCGCTAGTACAGTGCTATCTTCCAGCTATTCCCCTTTTTCATAGCTTTATAAGGGCAATTTGTTTAGCGTACCAAGTACGCTTGCGCCTGGTCTGCTTTTTGCAATGAGATAACCAAGTTCAGAAAAGTTTACCTATGCTCAGGATAGGGCTTTTAACTGATAATTTAATGATTATTCTGTTTGTAGCACGTTAGACGCTTATACCCTCCCAACCCTTGCAAGTTGGGGGCTAGGCTTTAACCTAGAAGGGCTTAAATGAAATCTTTTGTAGTTAGTTGAGTGTATCCACGTTGTAGGTATCTATCTCTTAAATCTCTTACCTGTTTTTGGGTCATTCTTTCCATTACTCTGTACTCTGCTCTATGTAGAGATACACAAGTAGAGTTACTTTGACCAAATACAAAGGTTTCATTCTCAATGTCTACCATCACAAACAGACAGTAACCATATTGAGAATAACGAGAAGTATATAATTCAGTGTTATTATAGTCAAATTTAGGTGTTTTCATGATTTTCTCCTTTTGCCTTTAGGCTTGTTTTATTTTATGTATTTATTATAAACTATTTTAGTTTATTTGTCAAGAGATAAATGAGATAATTTAGAATATTTTAGTTGATTTAATAGGCTTTTCAACTGTTTTTCTGTTTCTCTTTAACTATGTATCTATTATAACAAGAAAAATTTTAGTTGTCAATAGCTAAATGCGATAATTTGCGATATTTTAAAATAATTTTTAGTATAGTAAATGAAATAATTTTTAGTATAGTAAATTAAGGAATTTAAAGGAGTGTAGAAAGTGGGATAAATGCAAGAGAGACAAGGAAAAAGAGTGTATAGGATAGTAAACTATAAGAAGTAAGAAGGTTTACTATTGGTTATAGATAGGGGGGGTAACTGTTGTATTTTGGTGTTTATGACATAATTAAAGTTATGTAAACTAATTTAAATCAAGCTAAATCAAGCCAAGTCAAGCTAAATCAATGCAAGGATAAAAAGGTAAAGGGTAGGGTAATTAAAATCACTACTAACACGTTTTTTAACTAGGCATATTATTGGTGAATGGAGAGAACCCAGCCCTCTCTCCCAGTTCCATTTTTTAATCGACCCTATTATTATATTAAATTTTAATTACCCTACCCTTTACCTTTTTATCCTTGCATTGATTTAGCTTGACTTGGCTTGATTTAGCTTGATTTAAATTAGT